TTGAAGTAAAAGATAAATCTGGAAAAGATTTTATATCTAATATAATGAAAATGGACTGCGGTGAGTATCATCGTAAGAAAAGAGCATTAAGTAGCAGCAAAGTATATAAGACTGTTAACGGATATTGGGGCACATCATATAATGATGTTAAAGAGCAATATGACACAGATGTAGAGTTGGACTGCCCTATAATAACTAATATTGATTGTTTTTAAGTTTAATCCGGTAGCCTTCGAGCTACCACAATATACACGATTATGAACGAAGAGTTTCTAAAATCAGCATACCAATCTCTCAAACGTCAATTTGATGACATTAGCAAAGATAGTTGGATATGGGCTGATTTCTTTGAAGATGAAAAAGTGGGATTTGATTACTTCAAAAAACAAATTGAACAGGACGAAGATTTCGCCTCCCTGCAAGACGAGATATATTACTTGGGCGAGGATTTAGATGAGCTGGCGTATGATATAGCTTATGAAATTGCTTCAAAGTTGAGAGAAAATGATTTTTTTCATCAATGCGGACAATGTATGTTAGAGAACTTATAGAATTGAATGATTATGGATAGAGGTAAAGAAATAGAATTGGCAGCTAATTCTATCATAGATGATTTGAATGGCTTAGAGGGATTTGATAGAACCGACATGATAAACATGTTTGGTTCTGGTGTTACTTGGGCAGAAAAACACCATACAACAGATAATAACGGGTGTAAATTCTGTAAAGGTGAATTGATAAAAGAATGGGGGTGCTTAGGTCGTTCAAGAAAAGGACGTTTAAAATATGGATATAAAGAAAGAGTTAAACCGGTAGATTTTGGTGAAACCTGCGATTTAACAATCTATGGTAGAACGCTTCATGTTGATTATGACGCATATTCGTGTGATTCTTCTTTTAATGATGAAATAGCAATTAACTTTTGCCCGATGTGTGGCAGAAAACTGAATGAAGTAGAAAATATTAGCTTGTAAACTCAATAAACGAAAGAGGTTGCAGCGTATCAAAAACACAACGATATAACCCTTGCCAAAACAGCAAGCGGTATTACCCAATGGAGAACCCGTTCAAAGCGTTCTAAACGTTCCATTGGATAACCCGGAAAAGGCGGCAATAGTCCATGTAAAGGACATTGTCCGCCAATTCAAGTAGTTCGTCTATGTAATCCCTTTTTCGCATCACGTTCAAGTTTTCTACGTTGTTTACGATTTATGCCGTTTGCCGCGGCGAGACTATTCAGCGTTTCCTTCTGTTCGGGAGAAAGCATGCTATATACTTCTTCCCGTGATTTGCCTGATAAGATGGCTTGTACTATTTCCCACATAAGCTACGTCTGCAATGTTCACACAAAAATTTCTTTGCTACCGGAAACATCTTCTGCCCCACATACCCACTAAGATACTGCGCCTCTTCCCCGTACGGGTCGATGCCAAATGCACGTGAGATATGCCGGCATAGATGCCCCTTTTCATGGTCGAAAGAGTTCTGAAACTCTTCCGGCGAAGAAGTAAGAGCAATAACCATTACGGTCTCTCTGTTCCGGATATTGGAATAGGTGATGCCTGTGTTCAGATTACATGCGCGCATGTTCTTATAGGCATTCACCAAATCCAATCCCCTGCATCCTACCCGTTGAAGGTCGGCGATGATGCGGTCGGTATAATAGCAGTCCACTGCGTAATATACCCTCACTTCCCAATCATAGTCCGGTATGTAAAACTCCTGCACTATCATAGATTACATCATCTCTTCCCACATGATAGGATTGCCTGAACCTATACAGTCGGCGTAGAACCGAGTGAAAGGCATTCCATTATAAGCGTCCACGTCATCTATGTAATCCTTGATAAACAAGGCAAGATGAGCTTCGTCCACTATTGAACTCTTGTAGTAATCCGACTTCGCCATGTTGGCCACGTAAACGCAATCATACCCTGCGTCCTTTTCCAGTTTTACGCCATATTTCTTTAGCAGTTCTTCCACCTGCTCTTTACTGATTGGCTCCAGTTTTTCCTCTTTACCCGTAGCTTTATTTTCCACTTTCATGCGGGAAACAGCCCATAAGCACATTTTTTTGCTGAAATGCCAACCATACTGGCTAAGATAATCAGCCATTGCCGGCGGTATCCTGTCGTATGTATCTAATCTTTGTTTCATATTTTTCTGATTTTAAGTGATTGGCAAAAGAGGGGATTACTCCCCTCTCCATTACATGAACTCCCCGTTGGCACGTCTGCGTCTACGTTCGCTCATATCTTCGCCATAAGGCTGTGCGCTGCGGCGTTCGCTGTAAATCGGATATTCCGGGAAGTAACCCGGCATACGGCGTTCGCTCATGTCCGAACCACCGCTATAACTTCCGCCGCGTGAGCCACCGCTATTACGATAACTTATTTCGCCGCCCTGCATCTCACGCATGGCTTTCTCGTAACCATGACGGAAACCCTCTTTGTAGGCTTCTTCCATAGGATTACCGCTTTTCATACCGAAGTCACGGTCATATTCACCGCGTCCTTCTTCCAATATTTCCCACATTCCCATATTATTTTTTTGTTTTAGATGTTTCAGCCACTCCGAGCTGCTCCATAAGTCGTTTATTCAAATCCATAAGGTCTGCCATGTTCTTGTTCATTTCTGCCATTTGCCCTTTCAGAGAGGATATTTCCTGCTCCTGACGCTGTTTCTCTGCAAATTCAGGGTTTAAGAGCGTCAGCATCTTGTCACATCCCGCAATGACAGAGTTATGAAAGTCCATACTGTTGATGATGTCTATGCTTTTCTGCTTCATAGAAGCGACTTCGTTATTCATCGCATCACGAGAGCATGATACCACAATATTGCCGTTCTGCCCGAAATCGGCTATATCCATGCCGGCAGGAAGGTTTTGAAATGTGGTGTTTTGTCCGTTGATGCAGACCACAATATCCACAACCATTTCCATTTGAGGCATTTGCCCCATAGGAGTAGCCATAGGGTATTTCGGTTTGGGAGCTGAAACGCTGACTACCGGGCCGTATTCGATATACGGATTGGCATCCTTATGAAGTATATATAACTGGTTATTGGTACGAAGTGATTGAAACATAATGATTTGGTTTTAATAGACCCCGGACGACAAAATATGTCCCGGGGTCAGGTTAACTACTTGCTCTTTTGAGCGGTTGCTTCTGCTGTCGCCGCTGACGTGGTTGTCGGACGATACCCACCGTTGACAAGAAACAGCTCATTGGTGTACTTGTTATAGTGGATTTCGTAGATACCCGTTCCGGCAAGGTTGCCGACAGTCACCGGCTCATTGTTGTAAGCCAGCAACGGTCTTGTATCCCCGTTAGTCCCTATCAGTATCGGGAGTGTAGCAGTCGTGCCGGCAGGTATTGCCTGACGGAGACTTACATAGAAACCACCGACATAGTTCCTGTTACGGAACGCATGATTAGGAAGTTCCAAAATGACGTTCTCCGTACCGACCGTTACAGCCACCGTAGGAAGAGTATTGTAGTTCACTCTGCCAAGTGACGGGAACTGGAAAGGAAATCCTGTAAAAAAGTTAGGCCACATAATTACCCCCTTTCTTACCGGAATTAACCCCAGTAGTTGTTGCAACCACATCCATAACCGCTACGACCGTATGCAGCATCACCGGCATAAGCGCCAAAGGCGGCAGCGCGGTAAGTGTCAAGGTTTACGCCGACAATGTTCGGATATTGTACCGGAACTGTGTTAGGCAACTTACATTTGATGCCGTCAACGTCGCTTTGCAATGCCTGCAAGCCTGCCGCCAAAGGAGCAATCTGTTGTCCTACCGCATTCAGGATAGTGGCGTTTTGGTTACGTTGAGAGATTTCAGCGGTCAAAGTGGCTTTTTCCGCAGTCAGAGAAGCAATCTTGTCTTGCAGTGCCTGGTTCTGCATGGCATCCAACTTGGCGATGATAGCCTGAGTATTGGCGGTTGCACCGTCACGCAATGACAAAGTGTTCTGGTTAGCCGTGTTAACCAAAGTATTGGTTTGGTTACACATGGCAAGCTGGTTCTCATAGCCCATTGTGGTAATGGCGTTCTGCGTCTTGCAGCAGCAATCTGCCAATTGTGTGAGAACAGCCTGATTGCCGGACTGGAATGCGTTGATGATTTGCTGGGTAGACATGCCCACCTGATTGCCCACATTGGCGATAAGTCCTTGAATGTTACACAAGGCGCTTTGCAACTGCTGGGTAGAGCAGTTCAAAGAAGAGGCAATCTGATTGATGGCGTTACCGTTACCCTGAATGGCTGACATCAGGTATTCACGACCCACATCACCGTTAAGCTCGGCAGGCAGACCGCCGCCATTGCCAAAGCGGTTACCGAAGCCGTTACCGCCCCAACAGAACCATAGCAGGATAATCCAGATGAACCACCACGAGCCGCCCCATTGGTCTTGGCTGCCACGTCCCTGGTTAAGTAAAGCGAGAAGTCCGGGGTCTACACCCTTGCTTCCCATCAAGTTGGGCAACATAGCCATGATGTCGAATTTGCTTCCGCCACCATTTCCGTTGTTCCCGTCTTGATTGAAGACATACGTTCTTTCCATAGAGATTTATATTTTGTATTACGGTCAAAATCAACCGCATCACAAAAGTATAAATACGTAATCTGCCATGAAATCAGTTGTTTCCCAACGATTTCTTTATATTTTCCCAATATATTCTCAACATTTTCCCACCTTCCATACGCTCCTGGAAATTGGAAATCATGTAGTTTATCGCACGCTTGGTCTTATGGATTTGTAAGGCTATTTGAGACGGATACATGCCCCTTTCAACCAACAGCCGGACAAGCAGATAGCGGGCGTCTACGGTCTCCGTATCCTTATCCGAGGATAGTATTCGATTGACTGGAATTTCCGTCTCCTGCGAGACGAGATTGATTGTTTCGGCAAAGATTTCTGACTTACACATAGTTTTTCTAAATTTTATATTTATCTTTGCCCTGCCACATAGAACATGAGATTCAATGAACAAAGCATAAGACAATGCGTTGAAGATATTAAAGCCTCCAACGTGCATTGTCTTATGCTTATCATGTTTTTATGTGGCAATATTAACGTGAAACGTTGGGGGCTTTCTTTTTACTCTAAGCCCCCGAAAGAGCGCCAGCGATAAGCCGACTTCTACATCGTTAATTTCTTTCTTATCTTTATGGCGAGCCAAGCTATCACGAACAAAATACAGGTTAGATTTATCGAAAGACTGGCGCCGCCGTAATTGATTTTAAACTTTTCCCACCATGACAACTCTTTTTCTACGGGATAAGGCTTTGGCACTTCAATCCTTCTTATCCTTTCGATGAAGTACGGTATCTTGACTGTTACCGTTGCATGAGGGTAGATGCCCAATGAATGGTTCAATGTACCGTTACTCCATGAAGCATAGCTATAAGCATACGGATTACGAAGGAATGATGTTGTATCGACTACAGACACGCTGTCCTTGTACGGTATCAGCTTCTCTTGAAATGTAGTGTCATGGTAGATTATGCTGTCAAAAACCTTTGTCTCAACCGGCATATAAACAGTCCTCGTTCTACAAGAACACACCGCCAGAGCAAGCAATATTACATACAATAGTCTTTTCATATCTTTTCCCAATTATCCTTTAACCAAGTAATTTCATCTTCGGTAAAGCTACGGTCGGCGATGATGATTTTGCCATGGCAGCCGATATATGGGTCTTGTGCTTTATCATTAACATTTCTTTGAGCAGCTCCAATAATCAGAACATCAGTATCATCTAATGAACCCGATTTAATTTCGGCACCATTATATGAGTTCTTTGTTTGATATACAATGTTATTATCTGCAAATATTATATTATTATCTCCACCAAAACTAAAAGTCTTATTGGCTCTAAATTCAAACTCAAATGCCCCTAAATTATCTCCGCTTCCGTTTCTTTTTCCTATAAAACAAGATATGTCACGAATATCAAACCAAGTTCTATCAGCAATAATAGTATAATCCGTTAATATAGGGAATTCATAAGCGACCGCACACATACCACCGTCGTAGCAGAGCTGGTCGGGGTAGTCGGGGATTTGGGTAATGGTAAAAACACTTGTGCCTGGAGTTAATCTATAACCAATTTGATAATCATTACTAACCTTAATAGATGTAGGTAATTCATTTTCACCCTCTACAATATTAATCTCCTTTCTACCATTTTCAGTTGCATATTGATACTTAAGAACATTATCTCCTAATCCTATTACTTTTATCTTATATGAAGGGATTTCGACTGAATTGGCATATTGAATAAATAGATAATCAGATGTATTAGGAGTAACTTTAACAACATCAGGTTTTACCTCTGTTTGAACTGAACTTTTTCTCCATGATGTAAAATCAACCTTATAAAGCCCCATACCACTATTCAGCTTACCCTTACCACCATACAAATAGGCGTGGTTGCCGTTGCCGCTAAGGTCTTTTAGGATTGATGTAGGGAGTTGGGTTATAGTGATGTTACAATCATCAGTTATATAAGTTCCAAATCCAACATACAAGTTTCTATTTTTTACAATATAAATGCCATCAGTTGTATAAGTATGTAATCTAACCCATTTATTATCTACATATTGATTAATCGTTAAAGGATTATCTTCACTAATTCCTGTAACATAGATTTTAATATCATCATACGGTGATTTATTATCTTCAATAATATTTTGTGTATTACTGAATGATTTTGTGATGATAATTTTATTTGTAGTAACAGTTGCGCTTCCTCTACTACTAAGATAATTCCACGTTGTAAAGTTCTCCACATAGGCCTCTATCACATCATAGTTAGTCATACCCTGCGAAGCAGGGTCATAGATAGCCTTGATGTGCTCTTTCATACCAGCAGGCCATGAAAGACCGCCACCACCCGAAGCGGACGGAAAACCGACAGACGGTATCCCAATAGTAGGAATACTGATTGTCGGGATGCTGATGTTGGGGATAGTGATTGGGTCCATAGGCTATCCCTCTTTAATCATTTTGGCTTCCAATACTTCGGTAGCACTTCTGATTGTAATGTTTATACCATTTGCTATCCCTACGATGCGAAAAATTACATTAGGAGCACCGCTATTCTGGGATGCATTGGGGTAAAGAGGAACAGGCTCCAAATCATCGATTCCCGCAAATGCGGTAACTAAGCCGCCCTTATTCTTTATCTGTATGGTAACGGGATTGCCGTCGCTGGCAAATGTTGCGTAATACGCGTTCTCGCTTTCGTTCTTTTCAAATGATAAAATTTCTGCTGCCATGATGTTTACTTTTTAGAGTTTCAATACTTGGTTCCTGTTGCCTTCCCTTCGGTGGCTGACGTGTACCCATGAGAAGTTTTTCTCATCAATGACCTGGTCGAAGGGAAGCTTCAATTCTTGTATAAGATTGAACAGCCTTTTGTTCTCTTTCGGGGTATTCGGAGTACCGACAATATCAGCAGCACATCCATTCATGTGGTCGCTTGTTTTAGAGCCGCCTACCGCCTTATTCAAAGCAGGACAACGGTATCCGCTTGTTACTGTGATAGGCTTGCCGTAAGCCTCTCTTAACGGGTCGAGAACATTGTCAACCAACGCTTGTGCATTGGGGAGCAACTCTTTCGGCAGTCTGTTATCTATAGCTTTCTTATCAGCCGTTTCGCTTTTAATCAGTTCTGCAATTGTAAAGTATCTCATATTATTTCTCCTTTCTAAAGTATTTGTCATAAACCACACGAGCCACCCAACCGACAACCGCACCAACACCGAATGACACAACAGTAGTCAAGTTTACCCAAAACGGAGTGTAGTGCATGTAAAGCATAACTCCCACTATGATAGCGATAACAATCGCTGCGATAATCAATTTCTTTTTCATTTTGTTACTCCTTATCTTTAGTTATTATTTCACTCATATCTTCTTTCTCAACATCGAGTACTTTTTTACCGAATAGTCCTAATGCTTTTAGTAAGTTGAAATTATATCCTTTGGGCTTTAGAATGTTACTTATAATAGAGCAGAACTCTATAAAGCAGACAAACAGGCATGAATACACATCAATATTCCACTTGCTTCCGGAAGCGATGTTTATCATCACCACCATACATACAAAAGCGAAGTAAGTCACCATCTTACCCATAGTCCTGCGGATAGCACTGGAAAAGCGCACTTCCTCGCCCATCAACAGGCTTTTCCTCACTCCAAATGCCAAGTCACACACTACGACTGAAAATGTCACTATCAGCCACGGTATCATGTGTTCCAATGACTGCATAATAAAGCTACTCGCTATTACCGAAAATCCCCCAGGTATGCTTTGTGTAATAATGTTGCCTTTCATCTTTCCATTGTTTGTATTACAATTATTCTTATCTTTGTGATGCGTTTTATAAATGTTCAATAAACGATAACCCGACAATAAGCATTATCTGGTAATGATAAACGTTTAGATTGATTCCTTGCATTGTTGTGATAACATAGATAAGGTTTTTTCACGTTGTTTGTTTATAGGGCAGATTTTACAATGTTTCTACTCATACATATATATGCTTATTGTTGATTGAAAGTCTGCCAGTCCCCGCCTTATTCGTGAGAATAGGACGGGTTTTATATCTTGCCGTAATAGTGGAACCACGCTCCCCACTTCCGCTCTTTCAGATAGTTCGGATTGTCTTGGTTGAGTTTGGCTTCCATCTCAAACGCACTTGCACGGTAAGCGTTATTGTTTACCTTGCCGCCATCTATCTTATCATCCGTAAACAAGTGGTACACGAAGCTCACAAACCATTCTGCCAAATACAGAATGTAATAGAATAGCGGGATAAGGAGCAACCACCATGCGCTGACATAGAATGATAATAATGCGGACGGAATAGCCGCTATCTCCATGCACTCGAAGAACTGTTTCTGATGTGTACGCTCATGGCGTTCTGTTTCGGCGGTTATCTCTTTCAGAATGGATAAGATAAAGCCGAAGAACATTATCGTTGTGTAGTTACCAAACAAAATCATTTTGGCGAGCCAGTTGTCTAAGTAGATTGTTTTCATATCAAATAGCATTAAATATTAATAGCACTGTGAAATACTTTGTCCAGTTTATACAATTAAATCCATTTTCAACTGTTACATCTTCAAATACAATTTGGGGATTACCAGCCCCATTGTCAACATGAGCCGATAAACATCTAACGTTTATATCACCGTCATTATAAACATTATAGTCCATTACTTCTGCATTTAAACTATACCATTCTATGTGGCGTGCAGGAATGATAGTCGGAGAGCCTTCTCTTTCAAGAGTTATTCCATCATTATCACTAAAGTTGGCAATCAAAATCCTACTTGCATAGGCTTGATTTTCATAATCAGATGCAATGGTAATCTCCTTTAGTAAATTTGCTACTCCACCACCCAAGATTTCAGTACTACCCACAAACAGCCCAGCCCCAGCCGAACCAACTCTAAGATTACTATTTTCGTTACTCATAATTGTTGTTTTAATCGGTTACACAATATGCTGTATTGGCATCCTTATTAGTAATGGCTGCATACTCCTCTGTTGACTTCTTAGTAACAGTCTTGAGATTATCGGAACTAACGATATTTACTATTATAAACTTTGCATCATCAGTATTCTCAGTGATTCTTATTGAATACCTTTTTGTATGTAAATTTCCATCACCAAATCCTGTTAATATAAAATGTAATTCATGTTCAGTGTTTCCCGTATTTTTCCAAACATTTAAGCAACCTAATTCTCTGCAATCATTGCCATTATGAATAAAATATCTTGTATGATTTTCTACTATATCCTGAACCACACTTCTAAAATTAGCAAGATTACCAAAATACCTCATAACTCTCTCTTCTGCATCTATACCCGTTAAATTTGTACCATTGGCAACTAAATCATTGGAAATAGTTCCACTATCCGCATTAATTATTTTTCCATAGATAGCAGTATCAACATACTTCTTTGTTGAAGGCTGATAATCCTTAGTCGGAGTATAAGCAGAAGTATTGGTCTTGGTAAGAACATCGGAAGAACCTACAAGCTCCTTAGCAGCAGAAACATCGATGTTATTGTTGATTTCTTCGTTGAGGATAACTTCACCGCTTCCGGTTTCTTCAAGATAAGGAACCCATGTAAGCAAAGGAGGACGGTCAAAATAACCTACGAAATTCTTAATATCAGCTTCACCGCTAACCTCAATTTGCAGAGCAGTGTAATCCTTGTTGTTATAAATAACAGTTGCGGGTGCCACACGGATGCCGGAGGAGCCTTTGGCATATATGAAATCAATTTCATTATTTTCGTCACTTTTTCTGAAAGAAGCGAACATTGAAACCAAAGGTATAGTTCCTGTTTGAGTAATGCCGTTCAAAGGAATAGTACAAAGGCTACCCATCATAATGCCTCTGTAAACAGTTGCGTTATATTCATCTTTCTCGGCTTCCCATAAAAGGAGTACTCCTGTCCGGTCAATAACATTGAGGTCTAAATCGTACACTTTATACAGACTGGAAGCATCCGCATATTTTTTGGTGGCAGGATGGTAGGCTTGCGTAGGCGTATATTCCGTCTCATTGTCTTTAGTGAGCACATCTGACTTTTCGGGAACTTCCACCCAATCTTTATTTTTACGACCGTAAGTGTTGCCGTCAGAGGGGGCTTCGGTCATAAGTGGTGTAGATATTTCATTATAGGATGCAATACCATCAATCACTTGGATTATCATTTGCGAAGTGACATCTACACTCCAAGAAGCCAAGCCAAGTATCAGGTTATTGTCATTAACATAAGTCGCATTTACTACCGAGAATGTTTGTTGCAACACGGCATTAGGGTTATCATCGGTTTTCGCTATGACAACGCAATCTTCATCTTTTACTTTTTTTATTATATCTATTAAATTCTGCTTTCCACCAAAGGCATTAAATATCTCATCGGATGTTGCTTGGTCGCTTAGGCTCATCGCAGCAGCAGGAATAACTACCACGTTCCCCGAACCGCCGCCCGCTATCTTCCCTTGATTAACCCACTCCCCGTTTACCCATGCGTAGTAATCGTAAGGAGCTTCAGTACCTACGGCCATGAACCCGTCAACTGCCGAACCGTCGGGAACGGCGGATTTCAAGGCTTCAAGGGTGGCGTATTCTCCGGCAACACGGAAAGAACTTCCCGGTTCGCCCTTGCAATAAATACCCGTCTTGTCGAAGCTATCTGTTTCTTTGTTATACACATAGACATAATGGTCTGTTCCTATATAGGTCGGATTGTTGGCAACCTTTTCGGCATCTTGTGCGGCTGTATTAGCGGCTTCTGCTTTTTCTTCAGCATTTGAGGCGGCGTTGTTTGCGGATTGAGTAGCTGCTTCCGCTTCTTCTTTAGCTGCGGTGGCATCGGATGCAGCTTGTGCCGCCTGTTCTGCTTTCTCATTGGCGGTATTTGCGGCTGTCTGTGCTGCGGTGGCATTACTTTCTGCTTTATCGGCGGCTTCGTTTGCCTTATCAGCAGCTTCCAAAGCAGGAGCGGCTAATAATTCAAGTGGAGCACGTACAATAATCTCCTCTCCATCTTTCTCTTGATATGCAGGTAATGATGTGATACCGTCCAAACTTTCCGCTTCTGGTACATCACCAACGCCTTGTGAATCTTTTTTTAATTCATCTTCTATTTCTCGTAAATCCTGTTCAGTCCAAGCCATAACGCAAATTATTTATTTAGTATTTCGACAGAGTCATTGATTGCATTGTCAAATATCTGTTTCATTTCTTCTGCTGTCAATTCATTATTCTCTCTAAAAGAAAGCCCTAAAACACCATTGGCGGAAACATTGTAGAACCCCACAATAGTATCTCCCTTTACTATATTGGCTGTCATAGCACTAACTTTTTCAGATTTATCTACAGACATGTTGTATTTGATACGTATGTCATCAGAAACTCTTGTTGTTCCTTTTTTATTAACATTTGTAATTTCCATTATTTCCCCTCAATTAAATTAATTACTTGTACATAGCCGCCGGGATTAAGAGATGCAACTGCCTCTTTAATCATTGCTGCTTCTTCGATGTTTAATTCCATTTCGTCTGTAGCTTTATAAATACGTATACTTAAATCGTATGCCATAACCTTTTCTTCCGGCTTAGCATTTGCTTTTTTTTCAAGCCATTTCCCGCTAAATAACAATGCGGAAACTACATTTTTAATTAATTGCGGAGTACCATTATCTTCTATAATAACTTCTCCTTTGTAATTTTTGAAGGGTTGATTAAAATTGACTTTCATATATTGTAAAGTTAAAGTGTTTAATAATATCTATCTACAGAACCATCAGAGTTGTAGAAAACCAAACCGTCTGCTGATAGCTTGCAATAAGGAGAGGTAAGTCTTACGAACTCTCTTATTATTATATACCCACCATAAGTATTGGATACCGTTTCAGTTCCCATTTCAATTGCAGCACCTAAATCCGTGTTTATACGAAATCCTTCATAATCTATTTTCACCCTACCTCTCCCATCAGTTAACCCGGCTTCTAAAGTGTCTACCTTTATGAAATTAGAGTTTAAATACCCGCCAACAATGATAGTACTTCCTAATTGAGATGCTTCAACTGCATCTTCGTATGCAAGTCCGCCAAGAGAGGACGATGAAACCTTCTCATTAATAGTGTTTTGTAAGGTGCTATTCAAGGAGTCAAATGTAACAGCTCCGGATATATCTATTTTTTCTGCATTAATCTTAATTCCTTCATCTCCGAAATTTATAGCAGCGATAACCCCATCTTTGGGAGTGTACGCTTCTAAATTGATTTTATTGGCGTTTATAACTATTCCTTCATCACTGACGTTTATAGAATTAATGATGTCGTCCTTTTTAACGAATAATGAAATTTCATCATTTATTCCGTCAATCTTAATACCTAACTCCTTTACGCTGTCTCCAATTTCTTCAACAGATAATGCAATGCTATCAGCCCGCTGTTCTATTTGTGAGAACTTTTGATTATTGCTCTCCGAAAGCTCCTTCACTTCCAGTCTAATGCTTTCTGCGGTCTGCTCTATCTCTGAACTTAACTTTGTGTACAAGTCCTCATAGGCGTTGTGGGTCAACGCCAACGAATGTATGTATATGTCCCCTGTAAACTTCAACTCAAAATCACCAGTTCCGTCCCATGTGCCGGAATACTCCTTCATTGTATATTCTTCACCCGGTTCGAGTTGTTCGGTGAAATGCAGGTTCTGACCGGGAAAGCCTATCGTAAGTGTTCCGGCTGTAACTACCTTATACCGGAAAGAGATAAAGAACTTCTTCGGTTCTTCTCCTTCCTCATAGGTCGGCTTATTGGCTAAATCAGCATTTAACTGTTTTATTCCGGAAGAAAGGATACGAAGCACGTTTCTGTCTCCATATCGTACTACTGCCGCCATAGCATCCTTACGGGAATAGAACTCCCCATTCACCAATAAGAATTTTCCGTTTACGGTGAAAAAGTGAATGTCGTTCTTCGCTTCCCAACCGTTCGTATTGGATGCGAATGCCGAGTTGTACAGGTAGTTATCCTCTGCCTGTATTTCGTCAAGCACTTTGGAGATTTCCGAATAAATAAGGTCTTCCAATATCTTGAACTGGGTCATAATATTTATGCCGGTCTTCAAAATAAAGTCACCCATGAACTTGTTACCTTGCGGACTGATAACCGTCACTTCCTTGCCCGCCATTGAATAGGAATCTATTCCGGCGTATTGATGGATACTTGGCGCATCATCACCATACACAGACAATGTTATTGCATTCTGACGCTTCTTGTCTGTGCGGTTGCCGAGCTGTACAAGACTGTCGCCTTCTTGCGGTGTGTCACTGTTGGCGTCACAGTCCGTTTTGCTAAGGTCTATATAATCCTCGCCGACACCTACGCATAGGCGCCAATAGTAACGGTTGGATACATTCTCGTAGACACCCGGCTTGATATTGAAGTCTTGAAACCGTACCTGGTCGCCTTCATTGAACGGGTTTTCAATAGCCGTTTCACCATCGTCAACCAACAAATAGCAACGCCAAAAATCCTCGTGTTCCTCAACTTTGCCGCATTTCATTCCGGCAGCGGTGAACATGTAGTTTCCGCCTGCATAGGAAAGCTTCTTTATCTCCAATTCGGAGAACATGGCTTTTATGCGGACAAAGAGTTCGTCCACTTCAATGTAGGATTTACCCGTCTTGCTGTCTACTTTGATGACAAACCCCTCACCGAGCGCACCGGAAGAAAAGTTCATTGATTGGATGTAGTCAGAAAATAATCCACCTAAGAACTTTATTAAAAATCCTGCTTCGTCCGGCCTGTCCTTTCTTATAAAGAACTTTGATAGAGCCTCTATATCAAGAGCCTTAAAGTAGACAATCCGGTCGGCAGAAGTTCTGATAAACAATGCAGGGTCGGCATCTGCAACACAGATATATATTTCCCCAAGATTTAACCCTTGCAGATGCTCTTCGTCACTCGGAGATAAAGCAGGGGGTATCGCCTGATGGTTTTCATCAAGTGCGTCACCAAACCACAATATTTTACTAAGTCTTTTTTTCATACCCCAAGCTTATCTGTATTAGTGAATGCCGCCTTTCCTTTATCGTATTGCAATACTTCCCCATCTTTGGCATGGTCTATCAGAAATGCAGGGAAAGAGGCGGAAGAACCCGCTTCAGGAGAGCCGCCGATACCCGCAATGTCGTTATTCTGTAATTCAAGAGCCATGCTTATTTGGAACAATTGGCTATCTTCAATAACTTGCGTCATTTCAGGCACAGAACTTTCCGAACGGACATATCTTGTTCCATCAATTTCCACCATAGAAAGGCATAGGATACGGTTTATGTGTTTTGCGAACCAATAAGGAACACCGCTCGAATTCCCTATCGTAAGATTATACACATCATAGGGCACTGCATATAATTCTTCTATTTCCTGCATTTGATTACGGTATTGCTCGTTATCTATCTGAGGCGAATATCCGTTCGGCTTAAAACCAGCTTCTACACGAAAATTAAATATCTGCTGAATATCATCAATCCAGAATATATTATCAAAAGAGGAATTGTTGCTTTTATGAGAATAACGAATAAGTACTGTTTCCTCTAATAGAGTGTCAGAGGAACATACAATAAAAGGTTCTGAGGTACTTCCATTGATTGTTACTGTATATATGGCATCTTCCAAGTCTCGGAGAATGGTGTAATACATCACTACGTTACCATTGTGATTATATGTAGAAAGTGGTATTGATGTGGAATTGCCTGTTGCAAGGTCGTTTAGGCTCGCTGATACTTCCTCTGAAGCATTAGCAAATACCTGTATATGGATTTTGTCAGAAGAGTGAAACTTCTGAATATAGTCCATATCAAGCCCAAACTCATATTTTATAGGTGAGAAAAAAAGAGGGCAAACATCACCAACTTTTACCATGTCTTTTCGTCCTTTTTACAGTGACGTGTAACTTCACACATCTTGCGCAAATATACGTACTATTTAGACTAATTCCAAATAATTATTTTGAAAATAATCAATTCACATCCTTTACTATCAAAATATATTTTACCGCTTCCGGTCTGCCGTAGTTATAGCTTGCACTTTTTACATAACCTTTATAAATATGCCCGTTCTTCTCTACCCGAATATAGCCGGATAAGTCGGAAGGAGTTTCCAAATCGCCAGTTTCAACGGACAATTCACCCACCGAGAATAATCTGCTGCCTAATACAAAATCGTCTTTCACGCTCTCCCCATTGAACGAGACATCGCTATTCCCGTCAGATGAAGCGAAATTGAGTGTCTGGGCAAATGCAGCTAAAAAAACTTTATTGGCATCAATCATATAGAAAGGCGCATACATAACGTTAAACATAGTGGAAGGCGATATAACCCCTGAAACGTTCCACCGAATAAGCTTGTACTTTGAATCGCTAAGTAAAGCTCCTACAAAGAACACGTCGTTATCACTGTCGCTATCGGTAGTCTTTTCTCCCTGTTTTGCAGCAAGGAACTCAATTCCGTATGCATCTGCACGGTAAGGGCTTATCATCTCAAAAACATTATCAGTCAGTGTAACTCCCGTAGTGTATTCATTTGTAAAATGAAACTCATCACGCCCATTTACGCTGTCATAATCCTGCTTGTCATATCCGACTTTTACCCTTGAATAAACCATTGATGAATCTACATTATATGAAAAGTCTGTAACAGCATCCCCTAAATCTTTAACTTCCCTGTCTTGAAATAGGGTATCACGAGGCACAAATGTAACCTTGTTCTCACCGATTACAGGCACAAACCCGAAAACGGCACTCATCCAATTTGCAAATTTCGTGTATGAGGTATATACCTTTGCTTTTTCCAACCCTCTTATACTTTCTGCCGGAACAATCAATGCGTTATTTATACCGATATATAAATTGGGATTATCGGGCACAGCTATTTCTCCTATGACACCCTCCTTATCGTTGTTTATAGACCGAAGCAATCTGTTTAATAAAGTAACAGGCTTAATTACATCCACATCTATCGGCTTATCCCTTGCAATAAATTCTATCGTCATTGGAATAGTCATGTTGGATAAGGTCACGGTTACATTCCCGCCGGTAGTCGTTTTTACCGCATGGAAAAATAAGGATAATTTTTCTCCCGGTTCCAATGTAACCGTCTTGTCTATATCAACAGTATGTACAGTCGGGTTTCTATCAGGAAGAGAGAGATTGTATACATTTGTGTGATTTCCGCTTTTATCTATTTTATGTAATACCAATTCTGATACGAACAATCGATGCGCTATATCAAATTTACACTTAATGGAAACAGTCAGCGGCCTTGCGGATATATTATCAAAGAAATAAGGAAATTTATTTTTTACACTGAGTTCATTCTCTTTTTCTGTTATCTTCTCATATTCCACATCATAAACTTCTATTATGTTTTTTGTAGCTATTTCTGAAGTTTTTATATAAAGCGGAACCATATAAAAATCTTTCCCGTTACTTGCCGTAAACTCATAGACAATATCACTACTGTCGCTTTGGCTGGGTATAAGCCATTCTATATGGCTTGTCATTTCCAACCTATCATAGTAAAGAGGGGTACTATCTTTCAATTCACTAACCGGATATTCATACTGCGTACCTTTCTTGGACTTAATCAAGCTTGCGAGGCTGTTATCAACGGCATTTATTTCGCACGTCGTATTGCTATATGTGAATGTAGAGAAGTCAAGCGCACATCTGAACTTTTCGTTGAGAAGCCATGAGTTATTACGTATATAGAACACTATTGTGGCGGAAGAATTTAAATACTGCTCCAGATATTCTTTCAGCAACAATGAAAAAGCCCCGTTAGCAAACTCAAATTTTGTGGAAAAACTGCGGACTACCCCGTCATAGTCTCCTCTTTTGAACGACATTTCCACATCAGCCCAATTTACAAGCTCATTCGTGGCATCATACGCTATTCCGTTTACCAATAACTCACATCTGTAATACATACTTATTTCTTTTTTGAAGTTGAACGTATCATAGCATCTATATCATCACACATACGCCTAACCATATAGGCATATTCTTTAGCAGAAAACGTACTCTCGTCAATGTGCATTTTTACATAAGACATCAACGAAACACGTTCTTTGGTAAAGTATTCCCTATCCATTTTTGTTTTTCCCATATCGGAAGATGTTTCAGCTAATTTTACAAGGCGATATTTATCAGAGGCGGAAACGCTGCTTATCCGGTTTCTTATCTTATCGTGTTCGTCCTCTTTGAACTTATAGCCTAAAGTAGACATAACATCTACAACATCACTCCAATCACCTGATAAAATCAGCCCTTCGCATACAGCAAGGCAGTTTAATCGAATTTGAATTTTAAGAATTTCGTTTCTCCGGCTTATCAAGGAAATTGTAGATTTTCCGCCGACTATTGACAGATATTCGTTACACAGTTTCTCGGCGGCTAAAATCTTCTCTTTAGTACTATATTTACCACCTTGCACCACTTTATCAATGTTTCCCAAGAATATGTCTATAAAACGGGAAAGGCATATTTTATCCAAGTCATTATATATCATATCTTATACTCTATTTGAAATCCAATTATAATCCGCACGTTGATTGGCTTTTTTCATCATTCTTCCGATACTTTGCAATTGTTTGGTATTGCTTTCCATCTTCTTTTCAAGTCGGCTGTAATCGTTGCTTACATTGACTACAACCCCTTCTTCTCTCATATTCTTTAGTCTTTGCTCCAATAGTCCGTAATCAGACGCAAGACCTCTGCGGTCATAGATATATGACAAATCAGGTATCACCTGCGCATGTGCTGGAAGGTCTACCAATGTCGGCTTGTCGGGGGTGATAAAAAGACCGTTATCAGTTACAATGCCTTCTTTCTTGCCACCGTCGCCGACAATGGCTAAACCGCCCGGATGGTCTTTTGTTCCTTTAGCGTATTTGGGGATAGGCTGGGCTATGATAGTTGCAAGACTGATTGCTCCTTGTGCGATTATCAATGGGATTATGCCAGGAGCTGTAAACGGATTAGTCCATGCTTTCATAATGGCTAAAGATGTAGCCATTATTGTTTGTATTATATTATTGGCTTTATCAAATTTTGCCTGCTTTTCTTGTAACGCAGCTTTCTTTTTCGCAATTTCTTCTTCTTTTTGTTTTGTTTTATCTTCTGCCGCACGTTTACGGGCTTCCGCCTCTTCCGTAGAAATGGCTCCGTTCTCCTCAAGCTTTTCTATTCTTTCAATTTCTCTATCATAAGCTTCGTCGTTTGCATCTTGTTCAGCTTCTATTTCTTCTATTTTTCTTTCAAAAATGGCAGTTCCCAAATCAGCAAATCCACCTAACAAATCAGATATGGCCTGAATGGTCTCTGCTATTTTATCCATTTTCTTTTTAGTTACTTCAGCGGATTTATTAACGGCATTTTCTTCTGCATCCCTGACCTTTTCCGCGAGAGCTATTTCCGCTTCCGCTATCTTTTCCTTCAATTTTAACCTATCCTCTTCCGATAGACCGGGCGTGTTTAGTTGCTCTTTGGCTAAATCAACTGCCAATCGTGCTTGTTTGATGGCGTATTTTTCTGTTATCTCCTGTTTCTTTCTTTCATAAGCTTCTTTTTGCATCAATCCTTGAGAGTATTGCATAGCAACTCCATCCAACTCCTTAGACATTTCAGCGTTTATTATCACGGATTGAGAAGAATAAGATTCTTGTATTTTCTTGTTCTTTTCAGCAGCATATTTTTCTTCTAAATCTAATTGTTTTCTTTTGTATTTTTCATCGACAAGAAAAACATCTTCTCCATTTCTTACGGCTGCATTTATGGCTTGTTCCCTTTCGTTATCAAGTAATTTTAATCTTAATCTATATTCTTCTTCGCTTCCTTTTTTTACAATGTCTAATTTTGTTTCAATTTGAGATTTCTCCCTGTTAAGGCCGTAAGAAATCTGTTTCTCTTCTAATGCTTTTTGCATTGCTTCTGCGAGGTTCTCTCTTGTTTTTTGCTCTTCTTTAGAATTGCCTTTGATTGCCGCTATCCGCTTACTATAATCTAATGATATTTTAGCAAGTTCTTTCTCCAACCCTTCATCCATTAAATCCAGTTCAGATTGTTGTAAGGCTTCACGGATGCGAAGCCGTTCTTTAGCAGCTTTCTCTAACGCTTTCTTTTCTTTATCTGTTAGCACTCCACTCTTTCCGGTTGTAGATATATCACTCCCCATTAAATCAATTTTATTAAGTTGATTTATCAATGATTCTGTAATAGATGATATTGCTTTTTTCCCAGCGGCGGCTTTAGTCGCAATATCAATCTCATCTTTGATAACGCTGTTTGTTCTTTTCCATGAAGTTAGAATAGTGAAAAATCCTCTATTTTTTAATTCGTCTTCCAATTTATTGCGTTTGGTAATAGCTAATTGATAGTCAGTGTTTTCAAATTCAAGTCTTGATTTCAAGGTTTCAATATATTCTTCTTTTGCCTTTTTTGCGGCTTCGTCAGCTGTTATACCAGAGTTGATATATTCTTGGTACAAGTTTTGCATGTTATTGATGTTCTTTTCAAGAATACCTGATTTAGCCATTTCATTTTGAGCCATAGCAACAGCTCTGTTGTTATAATCATCTTGCAGTTGATTGGCGTCTTTTAATTGGTTGGCGATATTTCTAATACCTCTTGTAAAGAAATCTATCACATCCTTAGCCGGCCCCGCAGAACCCATAAAAGAGAGCATAAAAGCTTCCCATGCGGAAGACAATCCGAGTATTGCCCCTTGTACATTGTTACCCATTTCATCAGCCATATCACCCAATTCCTTATTTACCCCGGTTATCTGCTCTCTTAAAGGAATAAGCGCATCAATATTGGTAAGCAATGTGTTGAATTGGGCAACACTTCTTTTGTCCGTCAATTCAAGTGTAGTATTCAAATCTACACCTTGCTCTTTCAACTTCTTTAATCCTTCTACCAGTTCAGGCAACGTTTTAACTGAACCACCTAAAGATTTCGCCAATTTACCATTACTATCAGCGAGATTAAGAAATATATTCCTTAAAGCTGTTGCAGCCATAGACGCATCAAATCCAGAGTCGGCCAACTTCCCTAATAATGCCAAAGTGTCTTCTATCTGAAAATTAAAAGCCTTTGCCACCGGGCCTACAATTGGCATTGCTGTCTGCAAATAAGAAAACGATAATGCACTTTTGGTTGTAGCAACTGCCATCGCTGATACATACCTTTCTGTTTCTGAGGTGTCAGCATTAAACATTCTAAGGGAAGCACCAGCAAGAGCAGCTGCTTCCGGCAATTCAGAACCGGTTGCTTGGGCGAATTTTAAAACATATTCTGTTGATTGTAAGATTTCAGTTTTGGAGAATCCCAATTTAGCCAATTCTATTTGTAAATCAGTAGCCTGTGCTGCTGTATATTTGGTTGCTGCGCCTAATCGTTGAGCGTCGGCCGTTAAATCTTTTATATCTTTAGATGTGGTTCCCAAAATTGCCGCCAATTTACTATTTGCTGCTTCAAAATCAATAATAGATTGCACGCCTGATTTAAATAAGCCTATTAACTTTTGAAACCCACCAATAACAGCTTGCGCTCCAATCATCCCTTTTATCATAGAACCAACGCCAACTCTAATTTCATTGATTCCGCCTGCGACATTTGATCTTAAAATATTTCCATATCCTTTTGCGACAATTCCTAAATTTTTAAATGCGTTATTTCCGTTTTGTAATTCAACTATTGCAGCTTTTATCTCGTTCCTATACGCCCCAATAGCCATCTTTTGTTTAGTATATGAATCGGAATTTCTTCTTATATATTCTGTATTCTTGACTATCTGATTGTTAAGTTGTTGGCGTATTTTATTATCTTTATCTTCCGCATCGGTAACTTGGGAAACCGCAATACGAAGTAGTTTATTTTGTTCTTTTGCCTCATTAATAGAATGAACTTCTTTATTCGTCAAAGCGATAGCTTCCTGCGTGGTAATTTTAAGCTTCCTCTTTTCTTGATTGAGCATTTTTTGTTGCTTCAACCTCTCGGTTTCAGCTTTGGCAGCTTTTAATTCTGCCTGCGCATTCAAATTGTTAGCTCTTGCTTGCTCTAAAGCTTCTTTGGTTGCTTTCTTAGTTTCCTCTGCAATATTTCTTAAGAGCGTCTTATATTCATTTTGAATGTTGTTAAGTTCCTTCTCTGTTGTGATTAGCTTTTTTTGAGTTTCTTCAAATAATCTCGCCTTATTAGTCAAGTCGTCATAATTAGAAACCGGAATACTGTATGATTTCGCCAGCTCTTTAGTAAATGCTACATAAGTACCTTTTGCCTCATTGTACTTAAGGATAAGCTTGTCTAATTGGTCGAAGGCTTCTTTCCTTACTACGTCGGTAATTACAAATTCGTTTGCCATAAGTCCTAATATTGGGTGTCATGCAACATTACATGATAATGCAAAGATATAAAATTATTTAGAATTTGTCTAAATTACATTCCTATATTTGCAATCTCTTGCAAGTACAAAAATAAGTACCTATATTTGTACTAAACAATAGATACAAGTAGATTATGAGAACAGCTAACTATTCAGAGCTAAGGAATAACCTTAAGCACTATCTTGATGGTGTGATAAATGACAGTGAGCCGTTGCTGGTGCACCGTGCCGGCAATGAAAGCGTTGTCGTCATATCTTTAGATGAATACAACTCCATTAAAGAAACTGAATATATAATGAAATCTCCGGCAACGATGGAAGCTATCAGAAAAGGGGAAGAAGATATTAAGAATGGGAATTACGTTTCTCAACATGAGGGAGAAAGTATGTCGGACTTTTTAAATCGGGCTATATGTACAAAATAACACTTTCCGCACAAGCAAAAGAAGAATACCAATATTTTGTACTAAGCGGTAATAAGGCTATAATAAATAAAATATTGTCACTGCTTGAAGATATAGCCAAACACCCTTATACCGGAATAGGCAAACCAGAATCTCTGAAATATGACTTGTCCGGCAAATGGTCTCGGCGCATAAATTCGGAGCATCGCATTATCTATTCAGTTAATGATGAAATAATCACAGTTTATGTGCTCTCTATGAGGTATCACTATGGTAAAAAATAAAGCCCTAAACCATCCCGCTTAGGGCTTTTATTCATTTCTCCATAAACTCTTTCAATCTATACAGCCTGTCAATCGCCGGATTGTAAAACGGATCTGGAAAATGCTGGTTTATATCGTGTATATTCGCCTGTATGTACTTTTGAACATCTAATATATTCTCCGATTCGCTCAACTCTATTTGAGTGGGTAATTGAGCCGTTAAAGCCCAATGAACGATAGCCTTTACACTATCCTCATCGTATGCGTATTTACTTTCTTGTGCCATAATAAGAATATTTTTCAGCAAAGATATATTTTCTCTAAATTAGAACCAAACATATTCAATCAGTTTCCCGTTGAACGTTTCGCCTCTCGGGCAAAAATTGAAAACCCCGTCTTTCTCATAAAGGATATATACTTTCCCCTCCATCTTTGCGGCTTTTCTTGCAAGCGAACGCATCTTAGCTATATCTGCCATTCTCTTTTTGTTTTCACACGCACAGCCCATTATAAACCGAATTTTCTGAAATACTCTGCAATACCTTGCTTTATATACTTTTCTATAAAAACCTTTCTTGCATAAGAACCGACCTTGTAAATTGCCTGACCGTATTTCTTTTCTATATCATTGCTAAAACTTATTCCTACACTTTCAATCCTTAATCCCTTATCTGTTGGTACAGCTGTAATAGAATTGTGAAAATCTCCTGTTATCACAAGATTTGGGGTTCCCTTAGAACTTACCGGAGCATTTATTAATGAAGAATACATAAGCGGGGCTACCCTTTGCTTGAAAGCTGCATAGCCTTTGGCATTCTTGTACCAATGTCCTGCTTCTTTGGTGTTGAAATACGGGTCATTGAGGTAAGTGGGGCGTAATGGCTTATCATTGCCATTAATACCAGACCATAATTGCTCTACGATGTATTGCGAAACTTCCTCTTTATTTTTTACCATAACATCTCGTATCATCGGCTCGAACCCTGTAACAAAACGCCTGATATTTTCTTCTGCTTCAATAATATTCGCCATAACAGATATAATTTAGGGGCGAATAAACGCCCCTAATTGAATGCACAACACAGTTACAATATATAATCATCCTTCTTTTGCTTGGGTGCATTAGAGGATGTTATATCGTCATAGATGGACGAAAGGGTCTTCTCCCTTTCTTCGGGCGGGCGGTCAAGAAAAAATACGTTCTTATGGGCATCTATGAAGTCCCTCTTCTTCATTTTCTTTACCCTGTCTTCATTGAACGTTACACCTTCTACTATCATACCCAAGCCTCGATACCTGTAATTCCGGATTCTTGCAATACAGAGGGAGATGCAAGAGTAATAGAACCTTCTCCAACAGTAGTAATAACTCCGTCAGCATAAGAAGCACTTGTTGCTCCAATCAATACTTCTTCTGCATTTTTTGCCAGCAACTCACCGTAGTACTCCGTAATATCCAGCTTCCCGAAGTGCTCAATCAATTTATACTTATTTGATTCCGTTAATACCAAATCGACATAAACCAATCCTTTCAATGCATCAACAACATCAAAATCATAGGCTCTCACATCCTCATTTTTGACATATTTCTCGTAATCCTTGAACATGGTTGCAATAGTTAGATTGGCTTCTGTGCCGGAGGAATCCCAATCTTGCCCACCAGGATAAACGCCTGACAAGGGAATACCTGCCAAATCTTCGGTGCCGTCATTCATTCCGTAAACAACATTGTTTTCGTCAACAAAATAAGCATCAAATGCCACATTCTTTGCAGCCATTATATTTGCTTTCAAACTGGCATCGTAATCCTGTAAAGTCCATACATCATTTTTTGCAGAATAGCCTGTGACTTTTGTAGGGCCGTATCCTGTAGCAGAAGTTTGCGCTTCTCCACCGGAAGGAGCATATTCCACAATTGTTTTAATAGGGAATATTCTTCCGGGACGGTCTGCATGACAAGCCTTCTCAAAGGCTTCTGCTGTTTTCTCTGTAGGTATCTTATGACCGTGAATAGTCAATATGATAGCTTTTATTTTACCGGGGTCAAGCACGCATACGGAGCTACCTGTATTAAAAGTTGCAACACCCGGACATTTTCTATAATCTGTTGCCATAACATTTTACTTCTTTAATGGTTAAATTTACATTCTTCATTTCAATAGCATCAATAAAATCGCTGAAAGGTTTGCCGTCTTCACCTATAACACCAACCCTGCCATATCGGTAATTTTCAATATAGGAGTGTGGAACCACATTATCGTAATGACAAACAATATTTATATCTTTCTTGATTTCGTCCAAGAAAAGGCGATATATAGGTCGCAAGACCTGTTCAAAGGAAGTCTTTTGCCGGTCTTCGTTTGAATATTCTTTCAAAGTGTTCACCATGATAATAAACTCCAATCCAACCTCTGTTTGGGCAGAACTTCTATCTTCCGTAAATGGAGAGTAAAGACATATTATAGGAAACTTCAATTTGCTTGTCTTAGGACTTTTGCCCCATAAAGTTAGTTGATTGCTTATGTAAGCCCAGTCTCCGAATAAAAACGACACATTGCTTCCGTATCTTTTTGATACCTTTTTTACAATGTCCGCAAATATATCATTTACTGATTTCATATCCCCATACAATTTATTTTACGCAGCATACATGGGTTGAAACATATACCGGCATATTCCTTGCCTTGTAAAAGTTGATAAACACGTTTGTTCATATTTACCATATCATTCCATGCCCTAATTTGCAAAACTTGTGGAGAAACAGTATCTCCATCAGCAGAGGTTACCGTTCCTACATTTGTAACACTGTAATTTCCGTCCGCTATATACTTGAAAAATATATAGCAAGCAATAGGGCTGTATTTTTCTGATAAAAGAGCAAACAGTCTATCCCATTTATTATCAACGCTATCGTCTTTTGAATTAAGATAATCGGTAAACGCCTTGCACATATCCTCACCAAGTATAAGAATTAGATATTCCTGTTCATATACAGAAATATATGATTCTATTTTATCCAACTCCGCATCTCTTGTTATAGAGGGAGCGCCAGTGTCAGGATTTATCCCGACACTCAGCAACCCAGTGAAAGATTTGTAGTCAATTATCATACCGTATCTTTTCTTGCAGATTTACGTTTGGTAAACAGCTCCTCGCAACCCAACATTTTGGCGTCGTTAATCAGTTCGTTTGTCGCTTCAATTTTACCTTCCGCATAAAATTTGCTTGCAAGCGCCATACCGACTGACACTTCATCACCGGACTTATATTTCACACCATCTTTGATAAATGTTACTTTATAGCGTTTCGTCAAATTAATTCTATATTCTTTTGCCATTTTTTATCCTCCTACTCCTTGAGTGATACCTTCTATTACAGTAGCAAATGTGTCCTTTACAAACGCTGTTTTATACTGCGATTTGATATAACACATTAATCTCTTCTCTGCGATTACAGTAACAATGTTTTTGCGGAAATCGTCATTTTCCCATCCCATAGTAATAGACAACGCCCACAAGTCGCGAATATTCAAATATGAGAAATCTCCCATGATAAAATCACCTTGTTCTATCGCCGTAGTCGTTTCGACACGTAATCCTTGAATAAGCTCATCTCCATAACGGAACGGGCGCAGATACTGCCCATTAGCATCCTTAGCTAACTGCATAGCCGCATAATCCAATGGGTTCATCAATACAAGGTTGGGACGATATGCCATTTCGCTGGTAGATACAATTTGCGAATAAGCTGCCACAAGAGCATCAAACATGTTCGGTCTTTCAACGTAGAAAGTGGAAAGAGAAAATGCCGGCATATCTGAAGCAACTCCTTTTATTTCCCCACTGGAACCATTGCCTGACAAAATACCCTGTTCTTCTTTTATACCAAGTTTGTTTATCATTTCCGTTTCAACTTCATTGACGAAACTTGGGAAGTCGGACAAGGTTTCTTCTGTAAACTTGGCGGCAATTGCAACTTTGGCGGCCGTCACCGTTTTTTCCGTCAATGTCGCATCCATAAGGGGCTTTAATCCACCTTCAGGAACCCATGCAGCATCCCCATCCTTGCTTGTGTATTCCGCATAAACCAAAGCCCGATTGTTGGTGCTCGATACATTTGCATATTTCCGAATGACAGTCTGCGCTCTCGGATTGACTGATAAATTTGGGTCAACCTCAATCCCGTAATGCGGAGCAAGAGACCCGGAAGTAATAGTCGCGGCATCTTTCTTTTCCAACACAAGATTTAATCCCAACTTATTGCCAGGAGCCGCCTGGCAAGCCGATTTCAAATCGAGGGACATAATACCTTTCTTGTCTGCGGTAATATACTCCTTGAGCTGTTCGTGTAGCTGCTCATAAACGGATTTAATCTTTACCTCTCCGTTTTTACCCACTTCAGTAGAAGCCTTTACACGTAAAATGGCATTCTCCAGTTCATTAACCTTCTCCTCAAAAGTCTTTTTGTCAATGCCGGCAAAATCCTTTTCCTTGATGTCGTTTATGGAATCAGCGGCATCCTTTATGGATTTGCGCAAATCTTCCAGTTTAACTTCATCCGAAAGATAGCCTTTCACTTGTTTTTCAAAAGCTTCTCCCATTTTTTCGTCCAAAGATTCAAAAAACTTTTTGTTTTCTTCAGACAGACCGGATGTGTCCATAAGTTCTAAAAATCCTAATTTCATACCGATTTTAGTTTTAATAAATTACATAATGATTTTTCTTCCGTTTTGCCATTACTGCCGGCTTCCTTCTCTTTGGGTGGAACTGGTATAACACTGTCCGGCCTAAAAGATGCAAGTGACATTGCTTTGGCTATAATTTTTTGCAAACGCAGTTGCTTAGACATGCTCATATTTTTGCATAACGAGGAAATTTCACTGCTTAAATCCTTATAAGAATTTTCATAGTCTTCAATTGACTTTAACCCCAGATACTCGGTTTCTCCATTGCAACCAATTGACACTACTGATATTTCATATAGCTTAACCTCTCTAACAATCAAAGCCTCTTTTTCATAATCCCATTCACATTTTTCCCATACATACTCATAGCCAATAGAGAATTGATTAAGCGTGCCTGATTCAAGTTGCTTTATGGCTCTATCTCCAAGTTCAATCTCATCAATGCGCGCCTCAAAATAAAGCCCTCTATCATCTTCCTTTAATTCAGTAATAAATCCCAAAGGCTCTGACAGATCGTGCATCCAAAGAAGTATAATTTTGTCGTTTGCTTGGCTTTGTGGGCCTCTTTCATTAATGCTTTTTGAGAAGCAACCCTTCAATAAAATATCGTGAGCCTTGTCCTTATTTCCGAATATCGCAGCATACCCGCTGATAGTCCGGCTTTCGGGGCTATATTGGACATCTTTTGAGTTAATGGAGAATAATTTATATTGCATCCCCATTTTATCTTTGTATTTATTCATCTTTTTTTCCATTCTCTTTGCTATTATTGATGTTGTTCTCAGAAGATACGCTGTTTGCTGTATTGTTGTCAAAATCTCCCTTGGGATTATCCGGGTCAATGTCTATATATCTTGCGATTTCTACACGGGCTTCATCATGCGTTATCAAAGACTTGTCCAATAACCTTTGCATGGCATCGGCCACTTTAACCAATGTATTTGCTTCTGCCTCTTTGTTAGTTTGAAGACATTCAACGTCTGCAAAATCAATCTTAATAAAAACACCCTCTGGGCATATAGCTTTTGAAAGACATTCTGCTATCTTTCGGCTATCTGGAATAATCACATCTTGATAAGCCTTTTTTCCGGCGCTTTCAAGATTATCATATTTGGCATCTGTGAACAGGTTGGCATTTATTCCCATTGCATTGGCAATCTTATCCGTACATCTTTTATCTTCTTCATGAAGCTTTAATTTATCGGCATCAAAATCAAGGGGAAGCCATCCTAATTTATAACGTGTCACCAAAATGGGGTATTCCTTGTTCACCAATCCGTAATTGCGTTTAAAACTGTCTTTTATCTCCTTTTCATCTTCTGAAGAAAGAGCAACATTACCCATTTGGTCTGTGTAGTCGTTATAGAGTACGCCTTTAGGGCCGCCGTTTACAAGTAATGTATAGCTTGCCGACATGGAAGCTATCCAGTTGGATATAGGCTGCGACAAACTGTCTGAAACAGACTCGAATTTAACATCTGCACTCCTGCCGCTCTCAACAAGGATATTGCTGTCATATACTATTATGTATTCATAATCTTCCAATTCCATCCGCCGTCCGTTGCAGTCAATATATGTACTCGATACAATATCCTTCAATTCATACTGACGAAACACCTTACCCGTTCCCTCTATATGGAATATTTCAGGGGGAACTATCCACATCGCTTTGGGAACGCTTTTTTCTGTAGCCCTCACAAGAACAATAGGACAATATCCGAAAACTTTAAGGCATATCTCAGCCTGCTTTACAAACGAAGAAAATGTTTGCAACGGATTGGGATTGTGGAGAATATTTCGTATATCAGCATAAGTTCTTTTTTCATTCCCGTCTTTATCAACAACGTAAGGAACACCACGGGACATCATGGAACCGATTTTATCAACTACAGTAAAAAAAGGAGTGCAAGAAATAAGCGCCTCAGCTTTATCTGAATTATTAGTCATGTCATAATATACTTTCCATCTGGAACGAGCACCAAATAAATCAGATAAAAACCAGTAGTTTCCTGCTGCATCCTTTTCTACCCGATTTACACTGTCATACATCGGAATAGATTTTCTATTTTTCGGCTTCCAAATTTTAGTAAATATGCCCATATACAAAGCAGGAGTGACAGCAAATGAATGCGGCCACTCCCATATATTTAGTGTTTTAGTCCATTTATACGGTTGCGTGCAACTTCACACGCTTGTAGTGACCCTACGGGTGCAAATATACATATTATTTAGACTAATTCCAAATAGCAAACAATCTTTTTTCGATTACTTTTTTAATTTTCTTTTTATCCTATCCGCTATACAGCACAATACATACATTGCTTCATATACGTCCTTGCCATCGTAATCCATTAGATTACGCATAAACAATGACATCTTATTGTCTCTCTTAAATTTAAATCCTCGGACTAATCCTCGAAAAGCTTCAATATAAGCTATTTTCCCTGCATTCTCCTGCCTTGCCCAGACATCTCCTATTTCTGCTCTATAATCGCGTACATAATGAAGCATCGCCTGCGAAACCTCAATATTCACATCTGCACCTGATACAAATGTCTTAACCGCTTCGATAGGAAGCGGCTCTCCTATGTATGCGTCGTCCACATATACCGCCCCATCCACTATGTACGCTTTAGCATGGACGAATCTTCCATTAAGCAGTGGATGTATTTCTACAATCGGAATACCGGAGAGAACTGCCGCACCGTCATCATAACTGTCATATTCAAATTCCCCACGCTTTTCAACAGTTCCGGTAAGAGCATCCGCACCGTCATCATGTGCATTCTTCCCGAACTTCCTGAAAGACTTTATCTCCGCATGAAATTCCGGGAAAAGAGTTTCCCAGCCTTCAGGCATATATGTGAGGTTCATCACTTCGGCAGAGCGGGTGAAAATTCTCACCTCTTTATTTCCGGATTGGTGGAACCATTTTATTTCTGTTTCATCATTTCCAATGATACGTGATTGCTTCTCCACATTTCGGGCAAAGCCACGCCCGCCGTTATTGCTTTCGATATTAGCCACGGTTATTCCGTCCTTGGCAAGCATGGTTGCGACTTTCGGCTCCGTAACTTCCATAGGAGCATCCGTATATAGAACATTTAAAATGAAGTTGCCGATTTCTGTATCTATATAATCTATGGAACATAGCTTGTCGATGCCTGTATCAGCGGTATCGGTGTAGTTCTTCCGGATAGCCCGGTTGGTGTATGGTATTTCCTTATAAGTTTTGAATACGCCATACATAAGTCCCACCATCGGGGTGGGATTTTGCATGTATTGCGTCTCAAAGGTAAAAGGGTTTATTTTATTAAGGTGGTGCAATTCATCCAGCGTATGCTTGAAATCCCATAGAGGTACTTCCTTCCCATCCGCTTCATTCTCTATGGCAGGCAGTGAGAGGACAGTCCATTCGCCGGGTTCTGTCTTCATAAGATAACCGCACAAGTCGTTTTCATGCAGCCGTTGCATGATGATAATAATAGGTGTGTTCCTGCTGTTTACACGGTTACGTATGGTCGTTTCAAACCGCTGGTTGATTTTCTCCCTCTTTACGTCAGATAGAGCGTCTTCCGGTTTGATTGGGTCATCTATCACAATAGCACCGGCAAATCTTGCTTCTTTTGATATGCTGTCTATTTCCGCCCCTATTTCCTTATCATCTATATCGTCTACCTCTCCGGCACCAAACCCCGTTATCTGCCCGCCTGTTGATACGGCATATACACCACCGCCAGCAGTGGTGTTCCATTTCTTCTTACTATCCGTACCTCGCTTTATCTGAACATACGGAAATAGCCGCTGATACTCTTCCGATTTAACGATGTCCCTTATCTCTTCTGAATTATCATGGGCTAAATCGTCAGAGTATGAAAGGTGGATGAATTTGGAAGAAGGATTGAGCGCCAGCCCGTAAGATATGAAGTTTTTTACAGCCAGCTCCGTCTTCCCATAACGTGGTGCAATATTGATTATCAGCTTTCGGATTTTTCCGGAAATGACATCATCCAGTGCATTGCATATACGTTTGTGATGCCTGCTCACCACAAACCTGCGTCCCGTTTTGCTTTTGAAAAGCAATTTTGTATAGTTAAGGACACCAGACATGCAGAATGCTTGTAGATACCGTACACCATCCATCATAACTTTTCTATCAGTTTTTTTGCTTCCTCAACGCTTATGGGTTTGCTGGTATTCATCTCTATTTCGGTAGGTTCATCAAACCCAAGCATTTTACATATACGCTCAATAGCCTTTATCTTGTCATAAAGTTCTATCTTCACATATTCGACATCTACAATTTCCGGGGCGTCACTTGTTCCAATATTTTTTTTCAATATTTTGGTAGATATACTTTTTATTGCCGATTTCTCTTTGTCAGAGAGTTCATCAAATTCTTTACGCTCTATCCATGTGTTGTGCATGCTGGCAATGGATGAGAAAGCTATACCGGACAATTCTTGCAGAATGCGTTCTTTAGTTATATCCGATTTGTTTTTTTGTTCCTCCTGCAACTCTTTGACCCTTTGGGCTACCTTTGGGTTGGACAACAACTTACAAGATTCTTCCCACACTTGTTTATCTTTCATCTTCTCGCACGAATAGGCACGACGATAGGCATCGGAAGTATTACCGCTTTCGATGTAGTAGTTGCAAAAATTCTCTTGTTTGATTGTAAGTTTTTTCATGTCTTTTCGTCAGTATGGGAAGCATGCCACTTGACATGCTTTTGCAAAGATAATAAAAATATATTGCAATTATAACATGCATTTAACTTCTTAAGCATTTCATTTGCAACTGTGTTTTATAACACACAAAATAATCATTCAAATATTTGAATAGCTATAATATCTACGACGAAGAACATTACAGTACTATCCTTTATCACGCAATCGCCCGTGATGAAGAACACGTAAAGGAATTGGCAGAAGAAGCCGGCATCAATCTTGAAGGGTTGACTATTGATTTGGAAAGAAATAATGTCAAGGATGAATTAGGTAGACTGTATCCTGCGAGAATAGAGGATGCAGTAATCAGATAGCCCCATGAATGACAGAGAACGAATAGGCAAGCGGATAGCGGAAATCCGCAAGCAAAAAGGAATATCGCAAGCGCAGCTCTCCGAGTTAACCGGCATTGCTCCCGGCAATATAGCGCGGATAGAGCTTGGAAAGTACAGTACGGGAATAGACCTCCTTTCCAAGATAGCGCAAGCATTGAATTATAGGATTGATTTTGTAGAAGAATAGGGAGGGGTGTATTTCTCTTCCTATTCTTTTATTGCTTTTTTATAATATTCACATAATCAATAACCTTACGATTGGCTTCATCTACTTTTTTAGTATCAAATCGGATATAGATGTCGGTCGTTGTACTGTTCGCCCAGCTATGCCCGAGTGCATGGGCGATTACCTCTTTGGGAATATCGAGTTCTGCCGCTACCGTAGCCCATGTGTGTCTTGCCCAGTACGAGGACAAATCAGGGAATAGAGGATTTCTACTCTTTTTTCCGCCCAATCCTTTCCTCTCTGTCTCTCCAATCTGTTTTAATCCTATTCCCATACGATGTAGGAAATCCTTGTAATTTCCGTATTCGTCCATTATATTAAGAAGATAATCCTTCCCTTTGTATTTCTCAATTATAGCCTGCGCTTCCGGTTCCACTTTTATGCTGTATAATTTCCCCGTCTTAGCCCTCTTATATTCAAAACGACCATTTACCAATGCGGAATGTTTTGCGTTAAACAAATCGGCTGCATTTACCCCTATAAGATAAAACATGAGCATGAATATATCTCTATATCTTATCTGATATTCCTCACATGGGTAATCTCGTAATGTAGCTAACTGCTCTACAGTCAGAGAACGTTTTCTTGTCTCCTCTTTTTTAATTGAAAATCTTCTGAACGGATACAATGTCGTGTATTCCTCATCAATGGCATAGTTGAATACAGTGCGTATATTCCGTAGATGAATAGCATAGGCGTTAACCTTCATGGTTTTTGCCATCCATGCTTCAAAGTGTTCCAGCCATGACTTATCCATGCTTTCAAATGTACAATGGCTATCGTATTCTTCAATCTTGTTTCTTGTGGTTGTGTATATGGTTTTAGTACCCTGGTTGGTTTTCTTGGACATAAATTCATCAAGGTAATAGAGAAACGTTTTGTGGCTTTCAATCTTATTGCATATAGCATCTTCTATCATCTTCTTTAACGATGTGTCCGTTGTTGACTTTAGCTTCCCTTGTTGTTCCAACGTCAATATTACTGTTTCCGCCTTGTTTATTATTCCACGGGCAACTACGTTTCTTGGTTTATAGTTTTGTGCCTTTGTAGAATATTCGTTACCAGCCCATTCTTTCTCTGAAGCACTTAGCTGCGTAGCTATCATTATTTGTTTGTTGTGAAATACATTCAACTTTATTGGATAAGTGCCATCTTTTTTTTGCCTTCTTTTATCAAGGTAGAATTTAACCGTTGCCATACAATTATATCAGTTATGAGTTGTACTTATGCAAATCCGAAATTTGCATAGAATTTGCATACAAAGGTAGGATTAAAAGGGTCTAAAAGGGTTTAAAAGGGGTATGTTATTCAGCATATATAAAAAAATCAGGTAGTTAATTTACACATAACTACCTGATTTTCAAAGGAGCGGAAAACGGGATTCGAACCCGCGACCCTCAGCTTGGGAAGCTGTATTTTATCACACACACAAGACTGTATATCAAATATTTATACTACATACAAAAATCATTTGCATACAATTTACATAATAAAATTTGCATTCAGCCCTATTCAACAACGCCCTAACTCTACTCTTCAAATCCTCTGCTAAAAAACATTTCCTTAATATATTCCGCCTTCTCTTGAACATCTTGGCAGCTATTTCTATTCACAAGAATATAAGAGCTTACGTTTTCATATTCGATGTGTTCGAACTTTTTCCTTCCGAATAAGTTTAAAGCTATTTTTTTATATATTCTGAATCTTTGGTTGTTTGATCTGCTTTCCACTTTATCACTTTCCATATCCATACTTTCTGCTCCATTTACAGCAAAAGAAGCATTAGGATATTTTTCGATAATCATAGGAATTACTGAAGCACAGGTAATAAATATCCCCATTGCTCCCTTATAACCATGAGCCTTGATAATTCTATTATATTTATTATCTAATCTCCTATCTCTCGCAGCATAGAATTTTATTGCAAAAACATCTTCATAAGCTTCTGCTCGGATTATATATTTTAATCTCTGATATTCCTTTGTCCTATCAGTATAAAATTTATATATCAATGAAAAATCAAAAGCGTCCCCTTCTTTAGGAGACGCTTTCTGTATATATTTTAATTCAAATGGTTGGATTCTATCGAACATTTACATAATCATTTTTGCAGTGGTCGAAATAAAACAGCATGTTTCATTAACAATTTTTCCTCTACCAGCGATTTCACGTAAAGGAACATGCTTAACTTCGCTTCTTAAAGTCCACCCTAATCTATCGCCTTTAGTTTTTACTTGGCGATTTTTTGTAATAACTTTAACTTTCTTGTTTTCTATAACACTTCCCATACTCTTTGATACTATGATACTATAAGAACGAACGACATATTTTAAACATAACGCCATCTAACAACGCTATGAGCATTGTTAATAACATTACGGTTACAGCATAATTTTAGCATTATACTTCATAATACAATCTTTCGGCTACAAAGTAAAGCAGAAATAAGGATGTAACCAAAATATGAAACTGATTTCTTTGTAATTTAGACTGATTATAAATAATATTTATACCTTCTCTATCATTGTTTTAATAGATATTGGCATCCCACAATGCGGGCATAAGTCGTTCTTTGCCTGCTTGGCTATTTCTTCCGGTGAAGCAAATAGCTGCCACATAGGAACGTTTAGGGCGGTGGCTATCTTTTCGTAAGATACTATGTTTGCAGTACCATTTATTTGGGTAGATAATGTTACCCTACTTATTCCTAATTTATCAGCAAGTTCATTTATAGTAACACCTTGCTCTTTTAATATTTCCTTTATTCTATTCATGTCTCAATATCTTTAATACTGTACAAATATACATTAAAATTGAATTCGTAAAACGAAGTACTTACAAAATATTGTTAAGTGAAAGTATTTTATTTATCATTTTGTTTTGCAATGTAATATAAACTACTTACATTTGTTTCATCAAAGTTAAACAAAAAGCTATAAGATATGAAACACTACAATTTATCAGAGATAATGAAAAGGGCTCACAACTTCTACAAGACGGGCAAATACACCTGGTCTGAAAGCCTAAAAAAATCCTGGAAAATGGCGAAGTTCTCGGTACGTGTCAAAGAAGATATAGCTAATATCGTAGACTATAAGGCTGCTGACAACAAGGCATTCGCTGATAGATTGAGAGAAGAAGCAAAAAGATACAAGCCTGCCGGAAGAAGTTCTTATGATGATTTGTCAATCCCGGCATCTGCTTACTATACCAATAACAGCAAAGGGCGTTTCGGTTCTCATTACGTAGGTGATTAACTTAACTATTAATATCATGGAAGAAAACAAACAACTTGTAGGCGATATTTGCGCCTCTATCGAGGAACTTGGCAATGTGATAGCGAATAATGTAGCCGCATCACATAAGGACTATGAGAGGATGATTGCCGCTTTGGATAGTTCAATAACCGAAATGAAGAAAAGATTAGGAAATAATTGCCGCATAAACAGATAGTGTAAAATGCACGTTGAGGTTTCGACCAACGTTCACGTTATGATACCCCGCCAGTAATACGGCTGGCGGGTTCCTTGAATATCAATTATTCATTGTTCATAAGAGGGGCATATTTGCACCTATCTTTTAATAGAAAAACATAACTCTTAAACATAACTTTTGAGAATTATTGTTATATTTGCACTGCATTGGGTTGTACTTATGAAAATTAGAATTAATCAGAGGATTAAGATATAGAAAGCTGTGTAGGTCACAACCCCCTGCATAGCTTTCGCCTTTTTATCTCCGTGTAAAGGAGCACGGAACGTTTCTCGGACGTGAAGACATTATTGTGAACAACATTCAGATTTTTAAGAATGAGGCTTTCGGTGAAGTTAGAGTAGCCGGAACAAGTGAAGAACCATTATTGGTTTATAAAGATGAAGAAGGAGAACGTTCTTTTAATGTTTATGAGTTGTTGGCTATAGCTTATAATTCAAAAAACGATAAATTCAGTGAAAAACTTATATTATTGCTTGACTATTTGTCTATTGAGAACAAATATTATTGGTTGTTACGTGATGCTGTAATTAGCGCAAATACAGCCTTGAAATTACAGAAAGTACGTTCTTACAAAAAAAATAAATGCCAAACTTATCTTATGAAAGATGAAAATACGGGATTTACAAAAATAGGGAAGTCTATACATCCTAAAAAAAGAGAACGTACGTTACAGTCTGAAAAACCGACAATCTCTTTATTCAAAGTGTGTGATAAGTTGGTGGAGAAAGAACTTCATGATTATTTTTCTATTAAGCATATACGCGGAGAATGGTATCATTTATCTGACGAAGATATAAAGTATATATTGTCTAAATATAACTTTAAATAGCAATTTGATATAAAGCAAGAAGTTGCCGACAACGGTCATATTATCTACCATAGAAAGATTACCGGGATTGGCAGACAAGGTATAATCAACCTAATTCTCAGCTGGTATAAATAAAGGGGCAGCGATTGTCTGCCACCCCTTTGGGTCTTAACCTCTGCGAACCTTAATTACAGTCCTACGGATTTTAACCCGTGTTGTGGTTTTGACCCTTACAGTAATTCTTGCCATAAGCGTTAATTATAATGTTAGACATTGGATAATCTCAGCCTTATCCGTCAGGCGGTCTCTTTTCTCATGTTATGGCAACAGATATAGAAACCGGGCGAGAATTGCTGTTTATTTGAAAATTTAATGACAGGCGAATAGCTCAAGCTTTCAACTCCAGTCTCCCCTATCATATTGAGAATTTCCGTTTGAATTATCCCTCTTCTTTGATAGGTTAATAACCTCTGTAACTATTTTTACACGATACCCGCCTTTACTTCCCTCGCTAACATTATATATTTTCTCCTTCATTTCATTTGCTTCCGCTTCTGTCAAATCACAGATTGTCTCATTTGTGACGACGGAAGATGTCTTTTCAGTTCCACTATATATAGTAGTCATAACCCGTATCTGAAAATTCCAACAATATTTAGCTTCATCTGTATCATCGTCTTTTGAGCACCCTGCAAGTAACAAGGATATTGCTATAAAAAATAAGATTTTCTTCATAATGTGTTTATTAGCTGTATAATCTTTATTCTGTAACTTTCCGTATCTTATTAACTGCGTCATATTCAGAAAAATCGATATTATATCCTTCTCCTAACTTAGACAATTCATATTTGTATTTTTCAACCAACTTAGGGTAATTTTCTTCAAAGTCCAGCTTTAATTCAGAAATCTTAATTAATTCCTCAACATATAAGCGTTGATATATTTCAAAAGCCTTATCTTTATTCCCAAGTATAATTTGTTTATGAGCTTCATTAAAACTATTAACAGTTTTATTTTTAATTTTTCTCACATCATTGGTCATTCCCCATACTTTGAAGAATAAAACAATTTGCAATATTCCAAACACAATAATAATGATTGAAGTAACAAGTAAAATATTTTCCATGATATATTTTTGGAATTATATGATTTTTATTGTTTCCTAATTCGGAGATGAATTTCTGAACCGCATCTATTTAATTTTATTCATATCTATGCTATACCCAGCATCTTCCATGTTTTTAGCTACGTTGCTTCTCCAAGATCCATTATCATCTAATGGCTCATAACCCAGTCCAGATATATCACTGGGAAGAACAACACTTCCTCTCATTAAAACAGAAACATTCTTTCTGCCTAATTTAGCAATTAGATACCCATGCTCGAATACTACATTTTGCCTCGCCCTTGGCTCTAACTGAACATTTTCTTTATTTTCACCACCTTTATCACATGGAGTATATATAACTATAGCATAACCTACATCAGTGTTTTTTTCTATAATTGTATTTCCACCATTCGCTTGTTCAGATAAAATAATAGCTTCACAACCTATTTTTTCAATAAATCTTGCTACAGACTCTTTTGCTGCGACATCATGTCCATGTACAATAAAAACTTTCATTTTTTCTCTATTTAAAATATCATTCTGTTTTACATTTACTTTAGCATTAAATCCACCACTTGAATAAAAGTCCAATATGGCATTATTTAGTTTATATTTATCGCTATAACCGAAATGAGAAAGTCCGTAATCTTGTACCAACTCATCTATAATGGATTTAAATTGCTCCTTGCTACATACAAGATTGGGAATATCGGAATACTTTGCTATAACTTCCATTTTTCCGCTTTCTTGATTTTCTATAAGATACTTCAATACCTTGTCTTTTTCTTCCGCTGTTATCACTTTAGGATAATCGGTACTCTTTTTGGGTGCTATTCTATATTCAGCCATATAATTATTTCATTTTTAAAAACCCATTCTCATCCACATACACCACAAATTCTTTTGAAGCAGGTTTCTCTTTGACTACGGAACTGCCTTTTATCATCTCGCCTTCTCCGCGCAGCAACCATTCGGCAGAAACTTTATCAAACTCTGATAAAACAAGTAGTATAGTACTTGCAGACAACTGAACATCCGAATTAATTTGATTATTCAGAGTTTTTTGATTCATTGAATACTTCTTAGCCAGTTGAGTAGGATTACTATTCATTTTTACCAAAACATCTCTAATTCGCTGTTTTACAACATCTTCCATAACTTATTATTTATAATTATTCTAAATAGAATTATTTTACTTATATTTTTTATTTAAACCATTGTACTAAGTAATATATTTACTTATATTTGCATCATCAAACGATAGATAATACCGTTTTGAGCAAACCATTTTAGAATAATTAGTAAAAGTATTTTAATGATATGGAGAAAACAAGTTTTGTGACAAAAAAAACGTTAACGGAAACGTTTCGGAGATTGCCCATAGGTGGTGAAATCATAGTTAAGACCCGTGATTTCAAGTTTAATACAGCAAAAACTGCCAAGTATAATTTGAGAAGGGAAGGCATCGAAATCCAGCTTACGGAAAGAGGGATGGTTGATGAGTATAAGGCAACAAGGTTAAGCTAAGGAGAAATGAATTATGGATATAGAAAAAATCAAAGATTTAAGAAGGATATTGTCACGAATTGAAACGGAAATTAAAAACAAATCAGACGTTATAATGTTGGGACGTTCTTTCCCAGAAGAAACTCTGGCAAGTATATCATTTATGGACGGAAGTCGTAAAGTATCAGTTGATGAAATCATTCTTAACAAAAAACAAGCTTCTGAAATAGTTTCCATCATCTTAGAAGCGAATAATACCAACTACATTAATAACATAAAAAAACTTATACAATATTCAAATAGTGAAGGCTATATACTTAAATACGACGCAGATATTCACCACGATTCTCTTGAATCTGCGTGTGCCGATATAAATAATGAATATAATAATATAATGGAGGGAGAATTATGACTTTAGAGGAAATTGGAAGATTAAGTAGATTATCGAGGTTGTTAAAACAACAAGCTGATATTGAATCACTAAAATTACCGATTAAAGGAAAATCAAATGTACATTTGGATTTAATCATGTATGTTGACGGGAGGATAGATTCAATCAATATCGCAGACTTAAATGCTAACCAAATATTTGATATAATTAATTACATATCATCTACAAATGAGAAGATAATAAACGAACTTAAACCTGCAATGGAACAAATCTTTAATAAGGAGGAATGATTATGGATATCACTATACACAATCTTTTCATCAATGAGGAAAACCCATGTGACGAGGAGGGACAAAATCGGAGTGAAAAGTGTAACAATATAGTTAAAGATTTGCTTAAAAGGTCACAACGTATAAAAAAACAATGCGAGTTGGAACAAGCAATTAAAGAATGCAAAGAAATAATTCTACAGTCTTATTCCGAAGGAGTTATGAAAGTTGAACATATCGGTGTCTTGTTCAACCTCATGAATTCTATTGAAGTAATGATAAAGCAATATACCTATTATGGACAGAAGTAAAATGGCAGTAACAGCTGCTCTTATTGTTGTAATATGTGTGTTATCCTTGATAATCATCATACCTTATGTATGCTTTCTTATCAATTTTTGGCTTGGATTGATTGTAACAATACTCTTTGTACTTGGCATTTCGCTTCGTGTGTTTTCATTGCGTTTAAGAAAAGAGGGAAACAAAGTTGAAGAAGAATACCAAAAAGCAGTCAGAAATAATTCAAACCGCCTTATGGAGCAGGTAATTAAAATGAATGAACAAAGAAACAGCCAGTAAATATAAAACTATGAATGCGAATAAAATATCAAAACAGATTACCGTATTTGCAATAGGGTTTATCGGGTTCTTCTTCCTTCTCGGAATTGCAGGTAAATCAGATTATAATCAGGAAGTCATATACAACATGACAGAAATGGCCTACAATGTTATCGTTGATTCTCTCGGTGAAGGTTGTAGCGATACTCAAATCGTAAAGACTTATTTAAGTAACAAAGAATATTACGACAGTCTAAGTTGGTAAGTTATGGGAAGGCATAAAAAGATAGGAAAGGTGGAACCCGTACAAAAAATATGGCTTTCCGCTAAGGAAACAATGGCATATTTGGGATGCAGTGATAAACTCTTGGAAAAACTAAGGAACAATGCCGAAATATCATTTTCTAAATATAACAACCGTACCATTTGGTATGATTTGAAAAGTATTGAAAGATTTATAGAAAGAAACCGTGTTGTGTAAAACAACTCTTCTTCCCTCTTATCTCAGCCAGGCAGAGTGTCGCCTCGGTTATTGTTCGTGAAAGTTTAGTATTTCCGGTCTGTGTATTCCGGTGGTGAAGGTCGCACGTTCGAATCGTGCAGAGGGAGCATTACAGGCGAAACCGATGAGCCAAACATTCGGGATGGGAGACTTAACCCTCAAAAATGAAGTCGTGTTCAGGGCACGTAAAATTAGCCTGCGCTGATAAGCAGTATATCTATTATACACATAGCCGAGGCGATGTATAGCGTGTAAGCAACCGATTGCGAAGACTGTTCATTGAGAGGTGAATACGAGCATAAGGCAGCAGCGTGATTAAGTTAATGAACATACTACAATAGTAGTCCATGTATCAGCACGGAAAATCGTCCGTTGACCGTTAAAGTATGATGTTTGGGCGTAATTATCGCTGATACTATATATATACTCCCTTCCCGTAAAATTCGGGCACGCTGAAAAGCCAAACACGTATTGTTGCGTTGAAGGGAGCACTTATACTTAATATTAAATGATATGGGCAAAATAAAAACATTTGAGGATTTGGTGTTTAAACCACATTCGGTTAGCAAAGAGGCGTGTAACCTTCCTGCCTCAATTCGCAAGGAGTGGGTGGAAGCCAAACACGCTGTAATGAGGTTTGATAATGGCTATGGAATAAGTGTTGTAAAAGGAAATATGTTCTATTCTAACGGCATAGATACCTATGAGGTTGGAATCCTTAAAGAAGGTGTTCTTTGTTATGACACCCCTATCACAGATGATGTAATTGCTTATGTAAATGCAGATGAGGTGTCTAATATAATGAAACAAATTCAAGAATTAAAATAAATAATTCCCGTGGCTCTCAATAGATGTTTGAGAGTAGTAAGGCTACCATCGGAACGCTCACGGGAACGAATTAAATTATAACGACAATGGAGAATATATTATCTTCCGGAGCGCTACTTGTCATCGTTTTCTTTGGCCTCAGTCTTTTCTATTCGTTCCTTGAGATTTTTGGTTCGATGGGGAAAAAGTCTAAAGATACCGATAACCGAAGCGCCGAGTGCAAGGATTCCATAGAAATAGATGTACACATCGGAAAAAATGTATATCACATATCTATACCCAAGACCATAATTGTCAGGAAAGACAATTAGCCAAAAGGAAGCGGCAAGGGTGCAGATAAGCAAAGGTAAATGTCCTCTTCTGTACCGCTCCCTTCCCGCTCTATATACAATAACGGTAAAAAGGTACGATATATACACGCAAAAGATAGATGCAGTGGCCGAGAAAACAACCTGCTCATAAAACTCCAAGTTGGCAAACTCAGGTATGTACAGATACAAGACAGTAAATAAGACGGGGAACGATACCGCAAAAGCGGTAAACAAAGACTTATGCTCCATATTGTAGCATTTGATTAATTCTGATAAATCCATATTTCTTAATTTTTAGTTTGGCGACACAAAATTAAGAAAATCCCCTGATAATAACGTGATGTTGCCAATCGAATTGGCTCAGGGGAGCAAAAGCCCGTGAGGGTGAATAATTAAGAATCATTTTAATATAAACAGCCCCGTCCACGTGCTGGTCGGGAAACACTGCGACATGGCGGAATGGTAGACGTAATACACTCTATGATAGGAAGGTCAAACCTTAGATGTATGGAGCTTGACAACTCGTCCCGGTTCGAATCCGGGTGTCGCAACATATTTGAAAACCCATTAATAACAATTATATGAAAACATTACAATTAAGTGAACAAAAAGCCCGTGAACTATATCGGAGCGGTTCAAAAGAACTAAAAACAGTATTGGAAGAATCCTTTGGAAAGGATTTCTTTTCACAAGACGTTACAGAAAGAGTGAAAACCTACCTTGATGCTTGTCACGAGTTGGGAAGGGAACCACTCGATGAGAAAAAGCTATTGGAGTTAGGCTTGACGGAACACGATATTGCTTACCAAAAGCTGGCTATCGTTACGGAAGCTCTAAATGAAGGTCAGAAACTTAATGTATGCGATGCTAACGTGAAACGCTGGTATCCGTGGTTCAAGCCTAATGGGTCTCCTTCCTCTTTCGCTTTCCACGGTTCGTATTACGATTTTGCGTCTGCGTATGCGGGTAGCGGGTCTCGCCTTTGTTTGAAAAGCGAAAAGCTTTCCAATTATTGCGGGAAGCAATTCATTGATTTGTGGAAACAATTTATTCTATAACCCTATAAACTTACAATTATGACTTTAAATGTATATAAAAAGAACGCTTTAAAGGCTTGGAGAGAAGCGGACAATAAAGGAAAGCAGATGCTCGAAAATCTATACGGCAAAGAAATATTTGCCAATCAAAACGTAATGGATAGAATCAAAACGTTTGAAGACGCAATGGAAGAAACAGGAAGAAAAGATGTCCCTGATTTTTCAGATTTGCCCAAAGACATGCGCAAGCGTTTCATTGCGTTATATAAAATGGAAGTTATTACGGAAGCTCTAAATGAAGGCTGGAAAGCAGACTGGGATAACTCGGATGAGAACAAGTATTATCCCTATTTCATTATGTCTCCTTCCTCTTTCGCTTTCTACGCTTCGTATTTCGGTTATGCGTGTGCGGTTGCGGGTAGCTGGTCTCGCCTTTATTATAAAACACGCGAACTTGCGGAATATTCGGCAAAACAATTTATTGACATTTGGAAAGACATCCAGATAGGATAAGCATACAAAGGTTGTCTGCCCTTGTCTCCTTCCTCTTTCGCTTTCCACGATTCGAATTACGATAATGCGTATGCGAATGCAGGTAGCAGGTCTCACCTATGTTGTAAAACCTCAAAGGGCAGAAACCTCACCTCTTGGTGGAAAACAACAATTCAAACGGTGTTGGTAGGTTTAACCCGAAAACTCTTATTAGAAAACAAAGGCTATGAAACGCTTTGGGAATTTATATCATCGCATCTATGATATAGATAATCTTTATCTTGCTTATTCTAAAGCTAAAAAGGGCAAAGGAAAAACGTATGGAGTTATTCAGTTTGAGAAAGATTTGGATAACAACATACTTTCCTTGCACAAAGAATTGTCGGAAAGAAGCTATATCACTTCTCAATACACGACTTTCATTATACATGACCCAAAGGAGCGTGAGATATACAGGCTACCATTTCGTGACCGTGTTGTGCATCACGCTATAATGAACATCCTTGAAGATATATGGACACCGATTTTCATTTCACACACTTATTCCTGTATCAAAGGAAAAGGCATTCATGGAGTGGTTAAACATTTGAAGAAAGACCTGAAAGATGCTGATGGAACAAAATATTGTCTGAAAATGGATATTTGCAAATATTATCCGTCAATAGACCACTCCATACTAAAACGTATCATACGTAAGAAAATAAAAGACATAAAGGTGCTTGCTCTTCTGGATGGTATTATAGATTCAGCACCTGGTGTTCCTATCGGTAACTATCTTTCCCAATTCTTTGCGAATCTATATCTTTCTTATTTCGACCATTGGATTAAGGAAGAAAAGCGAATGCCATATTATTACAGATATGCCGATGACATGGTGATACTTTCCAGCAGCAAGAAAGAGTTACACAGTATTCTTCTTGAAATCAACTCATATCTTAATGAGAAACTGCACCTGCAATTAAAGGGCAACTATCAGATTTTTCCGGTAGATAGCAGGGGAATAGATTTCGTGGGATACGTATTTTTTCATACGCATACATTGATGCGGAAATCCATAAAGAAAAACTTTTGCCGTAAAGTATCTGCATTAAACAAAAAGAATATAACCCCGCATGATTACAAAATGGCAATCTGTTCATGGCTGGGTTGGGCGAAGCATTGTAATTCTAAGCACCTTATTAAAAAGATTATTAAGAATGAAAAGATTCAGTGAATTAGGAATTGAAATTGATGCAGACCGACATATATTTCCAGTTCCGCAGGTTTCAATAACCGATATTCTTAACTGTGAAATTGAAATACTTGATTTTGAATCGGGTGTAAAAACACAGCATGGTTCAGACAGATATGTAGTAAAAATAAAACATGAAGGTACGGAATGCAAGTTCTTTACAAACTCCACTCCTATTAAAGAAGCCCTAAGCAAGATTTCCAAAAAAGACTTTCCGTTCATTACAACTATCAGAGTGAAGAAGTTGGGAGTTGGGAACAGCAAGATGTACTATTTTACTTAACCAAATTCAGCCGCAGAAAAGGTCAGAGCTATTACCGTACTAAAAGCCGTGAGAGAAGCGAAGTGCGCACCGCTTCCCTTTAACCTTGTACGGGCGGTCTAAAAAAATTATTTATGGAAAATAAAGTGAAACAGTCTTCAAAGAATAAAGAGGAAAACCTCTTGAACGAAGATAGAAAAGCCTCTAATAAAAGGCTGAAACAATATTCCGCTCGTATTTCATTGGGATATACAGAAGAGAGCCTGGAAGAAGAAAGAAGAAACCTCTGCCTTAGTCAGGGATTATCAAGACGTTGTTAAATTTAAAATTTATTATATTATGCCAATCGTAAAAAAGAACGACGTTCTACCTGAACGTCCTGTTATTATTGTACTTTATGGAGTACCGGGAAGTGGAAAGACAAGTGTTGCTACAACAGCTGATACCCCCTTACTGATTGATTGTGACAGAGGCGCCGACCGAGCAGTGCAGCGTTGCGATACTATAATGGCTAAAAACTGGAAAGACATAGACAGCGAGCGTGAATCAATGAAAGACTATAAAACAATTGTGGTTGATACAGCCAAGTCTATGCTTGACGATTATTTGAGCCAGTATGCCATTGAAAATAACTATAAGTTAAAAACAAATTCTTTAAAACGCTTCGGACAGATGGGCGAAGATTTTAAAGAGTTCGTCAACTTCCTTCGTTCAAATGGTTCTGATATTATATTTATCTGCCATGATAAAGAAACAGCAGACGGTGATGTGATAAAGCACTCTCCGGATTGTACCGGACAATCTAAAGACCTTCTTGTTAGAATTGCAGACCAAGTGGGATATGTATTTATCCAAAATGGAAAACGCTGTATATCTTTTGCTCCGTTAGATAATTTTGTAGGGAAAAATGTTGCCGGGCTTGAAACTGTTACGATTCCAGATTATGGCACAGCCCAATTTGATACTTGCATGTCTGACATCGTTTCAAAAGTCAAAATATCTATTCAAGGAAAAGGAGAAGCACAAGTAAAAGCTAATGAGCAACTTGCGGCAATACGAGAGCAACTTGCGGCTGCAATGACTGACGAAGATATTATCGCATTAATGGAAGCGACCAAGACGCTACCTAAAATCATGCAATTACCGTTCTTCTCTGAAATGCAAAAAAATCTTGCTACAAAAGGATACGCATTCGACAAGGATAAAAAAATGTTCATTAAAGCATGAAACCACTTATAAGGGTAACACAACTGGAAGCATTTCGAAAATACATAGAGCAAAGCGATTACGCCAGTTATGAGATAACAGAGCAGTCTGTTATTGACAGTATAACTGGTGTTTTCACTGGAAATTTCTATACGAAAATCGGGAAGGCTTTCCATAAAATTATAGAAGAGGGTGCGCCGAAATGCGAAAAGGTTGACGCTGGGGAACGCACCTTTCTATATTACAGTAAAGAACAAAAAGAACCTGTACCTTGCGGAAGGTCATTTGATATAGAAGGCGATAAAGTTATTATGGATATTCCGCAATGCAAAACCGCACTTGCTTACCGAGGCGAATATCCGAATGCCTTCCATGAGATACGGTTATATAAGGATTTTGGAGATGCTATTATAACAGGATGTGCCGATATGATAGATGGTATAGAAATAAGAGATATTAAAACCAAATATTCTCATCCCACTGATGCCGATTACATAAATTCTTGCCAATGGAAATTTTATCTCCAATTATTCAATGCAGATATATTTCATTTTGATTTGTTCATATTTGAAGGATATGATAAAGAGAAGCATGGATATGATGTCAGAGGTATTCCGTTGAAACGTTATGAGCCTGCAATAACATGTTATCGCTACGATGGCATGGAGCAAGATAATTATAACCTGCTTTACTTATTTCTTGAATGGGTAGAGCACAGAGATTTAACCAAGTATTTACTTAAAGAAACAATAGAATAGCATTATGATTTTAACAGGAAGCATTTGTCTTAGTGACATTCCCCGTGAGCAAATGAAGAAAGTAGTCTGCAAAGACGGGAAAGAGAGAATTTATTTAAATGTGGCGGTTATCGAACGCAAGGAGCCTTCACAGTTTGGGCACACCCATTTTATTACGTGCGCCCCCAAACAGGAAGAACGCAAAGAGGGCACGCAATATATTTTTGGAGATTTCAAGGAATATAGGCCTGTTCAGAGCAGTCCAACGCCGGAACAAGTTGCGGAAGCTCCGGGATTATCCCCGCAAGATGATTTGCCATTCTAAAATATTATGCAATACGACCTATCCAACCCACTCCACAAAGAGCAGTTCAAAATACGATGTAACCATCTATTCTCAAAGGGTTGCATTGTGGAACTGACGGAAAAGAAGCCTAAAAGGACAACGCAGCAGAACAAATACCTGCACACCCTTTTAGGCTTCTTCGCTTGTGAGACGGGGAACACGCTGGAATACGTAAAACAGAACTATTACAAAAAGTTAGTAAATCCTGCAATATTCACCCGTAGGATTAATGATAAGTTTTTGGGAGAAATGGAAGTTTTACGTAGTTCCACTGATTTAGATACAGCGGAAATGACGACGAGCATTGAACGTTTTCGTAATTGGGCGAGTGCCGAATGCGGTGTCTATCTGCCAAGCCCTGATGAAGAGAGGTTATTGCAATTAATGGAGATTGAAATAGACAGAAACAAAACTTTTATTTAAAATAGAAAATTATGAACACATGGCTTAAAGTGAAACTCATTACAGGGAAACAGCAGGAAATGAGATTAATAGAAAACAAGAAAGAGGAATAATCTATGAGCGAACAGAAAAACAACTTCGACAAGAAAGTGCAGATGCACTTGGCTTGCTCAAAAAATGAACTGAGAAAAGAAATGCAATGCGTCTATTTCAAAGATGGATTTGCATACGCAAGTGATGGCATTATTCTCGTTAAAAACAGAATATCCGAAATATCAGGATTGGAAAAACACGAGGTAGAAGCACTTAACGGGAAATTCCTTCATGCCGACTTATACAAGGATATGTTGAAATACGACAATATTATGATTGCGGAAGATGGGATCGAATGCAGTAAAGGTGATGATAAGGTATTCTTCTACTTTTCTAAATTTGATAAATTTCCAGATGCAGAAAAAGTATTGCAGAATGCGCTTAATATGAAGTCTGTACCATTGCCGCAGTTTAGCTTTGATATGAAACTTATTCAACGGCTTAATAAGGCTCTTTATGAAAGCGACAAGTGTACCGCTATGTTCAAAGGTACTAACAAACCTATTGTATTTTACAGCATGATAGAAAATATAAGTAGCGTAGGATTATTCATGCCTTGTTATACTGATGAGGGAGATGAATGATTATATCCCTAATAGTTATAATTATTAACCAAACGCCCTCTGCCCACGCAGAAGTCCCGTGAAAGGTTCGGGTTAAGTGAAATCAGCTAACAGTTAACTATCCCGGTGTGGCTTGACCGCCTATCCGGGAGCAATTTGTTAACCTGCCTGCCCGGTCTGTGAAGATATGGCGGGCAAACGGGGAATATGGTAGCGTTGAACGTATTGGACGGTTATTCTTTTTGATTGCCAATTAGTATTAGTTATTCATGAGTTTATTATCATCTGCCATCCAGCAAAACAACGTGCTCTGTTCGATTCGGAGCTCCCCACTAAATATAACTTATCATGAAACTTACAATAACCAAATCCGAACTTGCAATCATTCATAAGCTTGTGATAGACCGTAAACACGACATCCACAATATCGGCGGTGACGACAAACAGTATGAGGCTCTTAGCAAGCTGAACAAGAAGATTGCAAGGCAGGCAAAGAAATCCTACAAAACATGAAGCCTTACGTAATAACCTCTGCGGTTCTTATTACCTATGATGGAAAGAAGATACCGTTAGAGCGTATAAGAAGTGAGATAATAACCCGACCTATCCAGTTGACTAAGGAGAGGATACTTGATGCTTTCTCCACGATGAGGGATAAACCGGTGGATGTGGAACTTAAAATAAAGTATATATGAGACATTTAGAAGATAATCTCCAAAAATCTATAATTAAATATTGGGACTTGAAATATCCTAAATGGAAGAAACGGCTTGCTTGTGTTCCCAACGGAGGAAAGCGCAACGCCATTGAAGCCGCAAAATTCAAGCAAATGGGCGTTCGGGCTGGATTCCCCGATTTAATTCTCCTTATCCCCAACAAGTTCTATCCATTTTGTGGAATAGAATTGAAGATAAAGACTGGCAGGCAATCTGAACATCAGAAAGAATATCAGAAGGAGTTTGAAAGTATTGGCGCTAAATATGTCGTTGTCCGGTCACTTGATGAGTTTATAAAAGTTGTAAACGATTATTTGAAAGATGTATGACAATGGCAAAAGATAGCTTTATAATATATAAGTCTTTCTACAAACCTATATCAAGATTATCAGACAAACAGCTTGGACGATTATTCCGTGCAATTTTCAAGTATCAACTTGGCGAGGAGGTTACGGTAGAGGAGGACATTGAAATGGCATTTGGTTTCTTCATCAATCAATTTGAGATAGACGAAACTAAATATCATGGCATTGTCGAGAGAAACCGGAACAACGGGCGTAAAGGTGGTGCTCCGATTGGGAATAGCAACGCAAAATCGAAACAACCCAAACAACCCAGTGGGTTAAATTCAACCCAAACAACCCAAAACAAGCCTAATGAAAATGATAATGAAAATGATATAGAGAAAGAATCTCCTAACGGAGATAAGAAAGCGATTCCCAAAAACAAGGAAGTTGATTTGTCTTTTGTTGATGAGGGTTTTAAAGATGCATTTAGGGAATGGCTTGGATATAAGCGCGAGCGAAGGGAAAGCTATAAATCTGACAAGTCGCTAAAAATGTGCTATAATCATCTATTAGAGTTAAGTGACAACAATCCCCAAAAAGCAAGATGTATTGTTGAGCAATCAATTGCAAACAACTATTCCGGATTATTTGAACTAAAAAATTATGGAAAGAATCGGAAACCTGATACTGAACCAGACAAAAGCTCCGCCGGTATCAAATCAATTGTCTTCGGCAAACAAAGCTAATCAGAAACAATGGAGCAAGGAACAGGCTGATATGTACTGGCGCAACCAACTTGTAATTTCTATGAAATCCATTTCACCGACCTTTACAATTGATGACAGCAACCGCCAACTGTTGAAAGCTCTTTATCAATGGATATGGGGAATGCCTGGAATACTTGATTTAGATAAGGGACTGTTATTACACGGTTCTATCGGGGTAGGCAAATCCACTTTACTGAAAGGGTTACAGAATTATGCGGCGAAAATTGCCCGCTATTGTATTGGTGGTGCGGATGCCGGATTGACCTTTCAATTTACCAGCGCTGCCGAGATTGCCTTACAGTTTGCCGAGAAGGGAATTGCCGGGTTAAACCAATACACAGACAGGTCATGTATGCACAATCTTGCCATTGACGAAGTAGGTAGGGAGCCAATGGATGCCAAGCACTTCGGTACAGGCATCAATGCCATTCAGACCGTTTTGCAACTGCGCTATGAGCAGAGATATTGTTTCTACACCCACATGACTACCAATCTTGACCCGAACACGGAGTTTTCCGGGCGGTATGGGGATTATATTGCCGACCGGGTTAAGGAGATGTTCAATGTGGTTAAAATTGAAGGTAAAAGCCGAAGATAGATGGCAAAGAAAAAAGAACCCCTCTCCCCCGTCCACTGCCGCCAATGCTCATACGCCAAAGACTTTATCGGAACTCATGCCTCTGTAAAGCTAAAGGTCATAGGGTATGCGCATGTGACAGGTACGGAAGGATATGTGAGAATTTTAAGAAAAAACAATAACGACTTATGGACACAGAACTTGAAAGGAGAATCGAATTATTGGAGCAGCAGCGTGATAATGCGATGCGCATACACTGCCCGTTGGTGGCAAAGAAGTTTCAGCGCATGATTGACGAGCTTGCCAAAGAGAGCAGAAACAAGAGTATGGATAAGGCAGAATACGCAAAGCAATGACTACCGATACAGCAACCAAGATAATCAGCAAGTATGAGAGCCTTGTGGTACTCTGCACTTACAACATTCTCTTCACGAACGACATCTGTTGCGGGCAGGTTATCGAGAGCCTGCATGCGATGAAACGCACGCCTTATTACAGACAGGCATTCAAACGGTATTTGAATGATGCCGACAAGGCAAGAAAGGAATATGAGCGTACTGTAAACAGCGTTATCGGTTCAGATCGGAGCGAGTTCTTCGCCGACTGCAACGACAAGTACACGGAAGAAGTGAACAAGCACGTGGATATGTTGTACTGGCAGTTCAAACAGGTTCTTGACGATAACGGCATATTCCATTCCGCAGAGATTGCAAGGTTCGAACTTACAAGGACATTGTGTGATTACTCCTGTATTCAGTTCGACGAAAGGATTAAAGAACTTCGGAAGAAAGATGCACGGTTTAACGGGTTTACGTTGGAATACCTGAAGCTTTCCAATGTGGCAAGGATGATGAACCTTGCTTCCGACAGTTTGAAAATCGGGAAAACGGTCAATATGAACACAGAACGATGCACATCCGCATTTGATGCGCTGGTAAGAAAACTTTCGGATGCCGATAATATTGCCAATGCGATAAAAGTTTAGTGAAATGAAACTGATTTATAACCTTATAACTCTCCTCATGGACTGGCTTTCGGTAGAGGTCGGAAAGGATGAGGAGTGGTTTTAATAGAAAGAATAATCATGTTAGTAAATTATATACAAATATCCTATGTGTTGGGTATAACATTGTTAGAGGCTAAGGTAAAGATGGCACCTCATTTGGAAAAATGTGTAGATGTTTTAAAAAACAGGGAGTTCGATTCGATAAAAGATGTTATCAAGCTAATCAATAAAGAGGATGTGGTAGAAAGCGCTGCTTTAAATGAGAGATTTTGTCATCCTTCCATGAAGATTGATGGCAAAGACCGTATTGAATACACCATTAATAGCCTAAAAAAGGGAGAAGGACTTGCATTGTTGACAAAAAAAAATAGTTGAAGATATGTCTTGTTTAAAAGCCGGAAAGATAGCAGGTAAGTATAGAGCTTTATTGTATATACTTGCAAAAGAAGACATTGATTCTATTAACAGCGTTATTCGCAAGAAGCGCAAAGAATACCTGCATTTTGGTGGGGTTTTCAAAACAAAGAAGGTAAATCGTGTATGAAAGCAGTTAAACTTTCCAATTTAAAAGTCGGCGACCTTTTTATCCATAAAGGCACGATGTATGAGGTTATCGCAAAGAACAAATGGACTTCCCAATGTGGGTGTCTCAATGATAAATATTGCTTCGGGGGCTGGTGTAAATACTTGTATTGTGATTTTAGTAATTATACGAAAGTGGAAATTTAATATTAGCACATTGATTATGAAACGAAGAATAAGAAAAAAGATGCAGAAATACCAGCATCGGTATAAGCTGCACCAATACTTGAGGTATGCCCGCCAATGGTGTTGCACTTTGGCTTATAAAGGGTATATATACACGTTGTTGGATGATGGTAGAATTGTAAAGGAGAATTAATATGATACAAAGTATTGGCGCATTTAAGTACTGGCTACGGTTGCATAGGATACCGCTTAGCAAGTTTGGTACAGGGACTAAAAGTAATCCGATAAAGGTTAAATCAAAAAGAAAGTGATATGAAACAGACATTAGAAGAAGCCGCTAACGACTATCTCCAAAAGATATTGGAAGCAAGCGATTTTGAGATAAACTTTGAAGAAGATAATTATGATGCTGGCGCCCGCGATGCAGTACTTGATGTTACAGAACGGGCTTTCAAAGCTGGTGCCGAATGGCAGTCAAAGCAATCTCCGTGGATAAGTGTGGAGGAACGGTTGCCGGAAGTAAACAAAGAAGTTATTGTGATTTTCAATTATCATGGTACTATAATAATTAACACGACAGTATATTTAGGTGAAGATGATTGGCGTTTTGGTTGCAGTAAAATCTTAGGATGGATGCCCATACCAACCTTCGACCAAATCCTCGAGGCGAACAAAGATGTGTTACAACGAATGAAAGAGAAAGGAACTTTATGAAAACGAAAAGAAGAACAGCATACTTCGGGACTGATGGTTGTCCCGGACATTATTTTAAAGCTATTTCCGGAGAATTTTCTCCTCAAGAGGAAGAAGAACTTAGCAAGATAGATGAAGACTTTCAGTTATTCGGTTTTTCTGGCTTTAATTTTTTCTATTACAAGGGGTATGGGTGCCTTTCTTTCACTGCAAGTCCGGATGATAATCGTTCCGGAAGTAAGACCGTGTTTTTTGTTGAGGACGCCTGTTTAAAAACGGAAGTATTAGAGGCTTTGGAAGAATCTCCGTTTGTGAAAAAACAATTCCAGAAGTTAGCCGATATGTATGGTGTGGAATTACCTAAAATATAACAGCCTTTGGGCGGCTTTGTAAAACCCTATTAGTTATGAAAAAGTATATTGGAACAAAAGAAGTTGAAGCAATGCCTATGACACTGGGTGAGTTTATCAACAAAAGCGGTCGAAATCCGTATGAGAATGACGAAAAGATGCACGGTAACGATGAAAAAGGTTATCTTGTGAAGTACAAGGACGGTTACGAAAGCTGGTCGCCTGCCGAACCGTTTGAGGAAGCGTATAAATGCGCTGATACGTTCCTTGACCGTTTGATAATTGAAGATAAAGAACTCATGGAACGGTTTGAGAAATGCGCTGTATTCGTGGATTCAGAAAAGTTCCGTGAGGTGGTTAAGGAGGATTATCCTGCTTTCTTGCTCTATCTTCAAAGAGAAGCTATGGGAAGCTACCTTGGAACATTGCACAATCGCATTGAATATGCTAATGGCGCAAAGAAAGAATGTAACACACGTTATAACTTCGGCGAAGCCATCCATGCGTTAAAGTTCGGTCTTTCCATTCGCAGAGCAGGATGGAACGGCAAAGGTTTGATGGTATTCAAGCAAGTGCCAGCCCATATCGAAAGTGACATCATTCCTAAGATGCAATCGCTCCCTCAATCGGCAAAAGACCTTATTCTGAAAGGAAAGGGATTCATTGACTACACAAGCCAGTGTCTTATCTACAACGAGAATACTGGTCGTGCTGATTCATGGGTTCCGTCTGTCAGTGACGTGTTCGCAGAAGACTGGGAGATAGTTATCTAACCATAGGGGCTTCGTGCCCCTATAAGTAATACATCAAAAATAAAAAGAAATGAATTTAAAACAAGTATTATCAATCGAACAGATGAATCACTTGCAGGAGCTTGACCTGGATAAGAGCGATGCAAGTATGCACTGGCAGTTTTTGCCTACCGCCGATTCTATTATCAATGGAACAGATGAAATAGAGGAAGAGCCTTGCCTTTTTGTAAGTCAGCCGAATATGAAGCATGAATATCCAGCTTTCACCTTACAAGATATTCTCGACAGGCTTCCATGCTTCATTGATACGTATGTGTTGACCCTGCAAAAGCTTGCAGGCACATATACGTGTCTATATATGGAACCTTATTCACGCTCTATATTGATTTTAAAAGAAGACAAAGAGCTTATTGATGCAGCCTACGAGATGCTGTGTTGGTGTATTGAAAACGGATATATTGGAAAGGAGAAGTAATTATGGGATTTACGACACCGTGCTTTATAAGAAAGAATACTACAGAGCTTCAAGAAAAACTAAAAAATATTGGTTATCGCTCTCTTGATAATGACAATGATAAAAGAGATGGTCTTGTTGCTGATAGAAATGGTTTTATGTATTCTATTTTTGAGAAAAACGTTCTTGGTAGTACATATAACTGTGGAACCAACGAAGAACTTTTCTTGGCTATCGCTGCATTAAGAGATGATACAAGTGCTAACCAATATTGGATATTCGACCAAGATTTTCCACCCCATTATAAAAAAGGGGATTTTACGATAGGGTATTTTAATAGATGCTCATGCTACTGTCATGTAGCTACCGTAAACGAACTTATTGAACACTTTAAAGAAAAAAAATGAAAGCACATGTAATGAAACTTGAAAACAATTGTGTGATTGTTGACGAGGAATATTTTAATAGTTTGAAAGAAAAGTCCGAACTGAATGAGGTAAGGATAAAGGAACTTTCCGAAGAGATGTTTTTGAAATACATCAAAGAGAGTGGAATAAGGGTGTATTATGAAGTGAATGGTGTGCCGTATCTTTTCCATCATGATTTACTGAATGAGATAAATTATGACGAGAGGGGCTATCCAATATCCATATCGGAAAGGGTGAAATATACTATTGCAGACGATATAACCGAGTTCTTGAATAACAAGTTTAAAGGATTGAAAGACGAGGCTTTGAATTATGCAATGAGTGAGTTTAATAAGCAGCAATATGGTTTGAAGGCTACTGTAAAAATATGGAAATGGTTTGCTTTGATTGCTTCCATCATGGCTGCTGTTTTATTAATTGTAATATTTATAAAACCATGACCGAAGAACTTGTAACATTAGAAACGGCGGAAATGTTGAAAGAAAAAGGCTTTGATATTCCAGTAGAATCTATTTCTAAATTCTGCTGTAATCTTCTTCAAAAATTTGGTGTACGTGTTAACCATGATGACCCTATTTTCTTTTATGATGACCGCCCGCCCCAATCCCTCGCCCAGAAGTGGCTACGTGAAACCAGGAAGCTACACGTTGAAGTATCCTATATGCATGGGGATTATTGGATATACGATATACTAACAATACCGAACCATGATTTAGTGGGATTATCCGACAGGCCTTTAGTGCATTATAAAAGCTATGAGGAAGCACTGGAAGCCGGGATTTTTGAAGCATTAAAACTTGTATAACCATGAATAGAAACGAATACCGGGAACGTTGCAAACATTACAGCCCGTACAGTGGGCAGTGCTATAAGAAGTCTTTCATATCAGGAATAGCAAACAATGTACATGTGAACATGAGATGTGACGGGAAATGCCCCCGCATGAGGAATTATGATAAGAGAAACGGAGCATTAACAGATAAACAATAATGGATTATGGAAACTGAAAAACTGATAATTAACGCCATCCTCTTTACGGTCAATACTTTTTCAGTATGCTTCATCTGCATTATGGTAAGCAGATGGCACAGGCGCATGGAAGATAAGCTAAACGAGGTTAAGGAATACACTCGCCGCGTGTCAAGACGGGAAGATTTAGTTTATATGAATCAACTCTACTGGTTGAAGGATAGGCTGATTGAAGAAGAAAGGTATGAGGAAGCTGATAGAATCAACAAGTGCATTGAAGCCGAGTTTAATGATTATTTAAAAAACAACACCAATAAGGATTGATTATGAAGCGTGAAATAAAATTCAGGGCGAAAGCGATAAACAATGAGTTTTTTCAAGGAGAATGGGTGGATGGTTATTATACAAAAGTATTATGGAGTGGCAATCTCGTCGACGTAATTACTGACGGAGCGCATGAGATACCAATTCAGATAGAGACGTTGGGGCAGTTCACTGGGTTACACGACAAGAATAAAACGAGAATATATGAGGGCGATATTGTCCGTATGAGTTATGTTGCTGAAATTTATACCGATGATGACTGCTATGAAGAAGAAGGCAAATATGTTGGAGTTGCCACGATAACTGCGAACAAAGGTGTCTGTCTTAATCCTTGTATAAAAAATGAGCTTGACAAAATCAAGTATAAACCGTTGTCCGCTTATAGGAGTGAGGTGATAGGCAACATTTACGATAACCCGGACTTGATAAAGCAATAAATCTATGAGAGATTTTTACGAATTAATAAACCAATATCCATGGACGACTATTATTATTGCCGTTTTCTTCTATGAAATACTTGATTTAATAATGTCGCATTTGAAACGTAAATAGCTATGAATAAGTTAGAACACATCGCCACAATTGATTACTGTTACTGGCGGTTGGGAAAGTTAAGTGAAACTCTTTCTAAGCCTAAATCAGTTATGGAGCAGTTAATTGATAAAGCCTGCGGTTATAATGAAGTAGAAGAAGTGAAAAAGAAAGCTATACCCCTTTTGGAACAGATTGTTGAAAGCAAAAAGGCTATCGGTGCGGATTATTCAGGCGATAGTAAGTTCCTTGATAAATTGAAAAGTTACGCAAAAGAAATAAGCCATGAGCAAACTTTATAAACTCACCCTATTCGGGAAGCCAGTCCTAATCGGTTGGTTCTCCCATGCAGACAAATGGTATCACAAATTTGGAATAATCAATTAAATACAATGGAAGAGAATAACATATTAGACCAAGACCTCTACGCTGAATCCATCAGGGCTGCATTAGAGGTTGACTTTTTAAATAACAGGGAAGAAGTCAGGATGTACGCCACATCTCTATATAATGCGATGATGTGGGCGAAAAATCATACGGTTAAAGTAAAATAGAAAGAGGAGAACCAAGCGCACGACCACTCAATCCTCCCTCACACGATTATGATGCAAATATACTATTTACTTTTAAAATAATCGTGCTATGACAAAAGAATTTTCAGCAATATCGGAACTTAAATCCATCAGAGAGCAAAAACAAGACTTTCGGAACGGGAACAAGAACTTTCAGTACCTATATTATGTGATTTAAGATTAATACAAGACATTTATGTGTGGTTCAAGGAGATTCTCTCTGAAATGAACTGCGCACCTAATATCGAAAGCGTCACGCAAAGAAAGAAATTCCTATTTATTGTTTTATTCTTGTTTGCCCCAAGTGTATTGGCGGGCAGCCGGTTGCCAAGTGGTATCAGGGTGGAACTGGCAAAAGTATTTCCGGATGTATCGCCTTGTGTAATTTCAAACAATATAGCTGATGTTTCATTTATCTATCAGCAATACAAGGAATTTAGGCAGGATATTGACTATCTTTACACCGAAATCGTAAATCGGTTAAAATTCAAAGGGCTAATCAATCAACAAGCCGGAGTTTAGTGCTCCGGCTTAATTTCATCTAAACATGCTTTAATTGCATAAAATAGTTTGGATGTGAATTGATAATCAACAGAAAGACTATTTCCTTCATAATAATACCTCCATTTTGTAAAATGGTCTTTGTTTGCTGATAACGATTCATAAAAAAATAATCTGTCATATTCAGTACATTGTCTTATTATATCCTGCTTTTGTGTGCTCAATTCATTAAATAAATCGTTTAAATAATGCCCATGAGCAACTTTATTCTCTGATGCAAGTAGGGCTTTTAATCCTATTTCACAGGCGAAAGATTGCAGAATAACACATCCAATATAAAAGCTCGCAATTGATGAGCCTGTAACTCCTCTTTCATGCCTTTCTATAATATCACAATATACATAAAAAGCATCTTGGACATTTTTAAATGATATGGTTGTTTGTAGTTCTTTCATTTCGTACCATTTTTTTCTTTCGTTCTAACTCTCCCTTCCTAATAATACAGATAGCATTCTCGTAAGGTGATTCCGTCTTTTGCCAGTAGTTCAGAAGTGACTGCCGAGCTATTCCTAATTCTCGGCTTGTATAGTTGTCATACATAGCCGATGGCGAACCGAAATACCTATGCAATCCGGTAGCCTTAATTTCTAAGTGTATTACTCCTTTTGCTTCCATGATACAAAAATACTTATTTATTAGTATATATCATAAATAATGCTCTATTTTATGATTTATTAGCGCACGAATAGTATTTTATATTATAAATTATACTATCTTTGCGTCGTCAGAAATGAAGTCATAACAATTAAAACATATAAGATATGAAAGCAACAGACCTTTTCAATTATAAAAAAGAAGATTTTGAGACTGTTGAATCATTCTCAAAGAGGGTATATGAGACAGCAAAGAGATATAGAAGTTCTTTACACTTTACACCGCAAGAAAGCTATCATGTGTTGACTATACTCGCCAAGTATTACAATGAAAGTGTATCTGATATTCTTTCTGCGATAAGAGATATTGAATTTAGATGTGCTTCAAAGAAATATAGAATACAGTGGGTTAAGTGTTTAGCTGACCATTACTTAGTGATAGATAAAAGATAAGTTTAACCAGCAGAGCGCAAGCTCTGCGCAATATGGAAGATTATGTTTTGCCCTATTTTAGAACATCAAATTCAGCAACACAAGAAAGACATTGAGAGAGCAAGAATACTTGGACGTAGTGGTTTTTGTTACTTTGAAGTAAAAGATAAATCTGGAAAAGATTTTATATCTAATATAATGAAAA